GGTACGCGATCGCGCTGGGCCGCAAGACGACGCCCGGGTCAGGCACCCGCCACCAGTTCGGCAAGGCGTACCGCGACCTGCACCTCGGTGTCCTGAACGAGACGATCGACATGTGCACTCCGGGCGCGCTGCTGCTCTACAACGTGTCCAGCTCGATCGCCGGTGACCGGTACCGCGACGTCATGGAGTGGTGGCTGACCGAGATAGCCACCCGCGCCGACGTGCTCGCGCTCCGGGCGATCCCTACCCCGCGGCTCGGGTTCGGTGCCAACGCCGATGCCCGAGTCCCCGTCGAGCACCTGATCGTGGCCCGCACCCGACAACGCTAACTATTGACACCCGGGTAACGCCGGGCCCATGATGACCCCGTAGTACCTGGCACCCATCGAGAAGCGAGACACCATGAAGGCACCGTCGTACTCCGTCCACGAGGACGGGTCCGTGCACTACACGCCCGCAGGCGCGCACACCCCCGAGCTGGTCGGGCACGTCGTCGAGGACGAGCCCGGCATCTGGCGTGCATGGAAGGCGAACGAGGCGCCGGTCGAGCGCCTGTTCCGTCGCGACTGGCTCACGCAGGCCCGCGCCGCCCGGTCCATCCTCCCGCGCGACGGGTTCCCGCGGCTGTGCGTGCGCTGCCACGAAGAAGAGCCCTGCATGGACGCCGCCGCCTACACAGCGCCCGGCCCCGAAGGCATGCCGTACCCGTCCGAGCTGGACGACCACTGCGTCGGCTGCCTGCCCGCCGGTCTGGACGACTACGTCTCTGGGTTCGACGGGAACGGCGACCGTGCCTGACCGCCCCGAGCACGTGCGGATCGACGGGCGCGCCGTGTGGATGCGCGGCGACGTGCGCTGCGCCAACGCCCACGACACCACCCCCGAGCACCTCCAGAGCCGCGACGGCTACGACGCCGAGTGCAACTACTGCTGGCTGAACATCGGCCACAGCCAGGCGCTCCACACGAAAGGCCGCCCATGAGCCCCCGAACCGAGGTCCAGATCGTGGCCGACACGATCCTCACGCTGCGCCAAGCGAACGTCCTCGCCCGTCACCAGATGCCCGCCGCCGCCCGCGCTGTCGGCATCCAGAACGCCGACCTGCTTCAGGCGCTCGAACGGTACCAACTGCGCGGCGACCGGCCCGTCCGTCCGACTGGCACGCCGCCGCCGGGAGCGCCCGCCGCGACACCAGTCAGCGCCCCGGCCGCAGCGCCCACCCCGGCGCCGCCCACGCCGCCCACCCCCCGCCGCGGCGCGGCACCCACGCCGCCACGACCCATCCCGAAGCCGATGCAGCGCCGGGCCCGCCGCGAGATCGACGGGGTGTCGCACCTGCACTGCCCGGGCTGTGACGACTGGATCCCGGAGGCCGAGTTCATCGACCGGTCGGACAAGCCCGGCGTGAAGGTGTCGCGCTGCTCGCCGTGCCGCGCCGAGTACCACCGCGAGCGCCGCGTCACGACCCGGGTGCTCGACGCCATGTCACAGGTCGGCGTCGCGTTCACGCTCGACGAGGAGTCGAACATCGTGGGTGTGGAGTGCGCGAAGTGCGGCCGAGGGTTCGCCCCGGGCGACATCGTCCACGGCGTCACCGAGCTGGCTCACCAGGGAGCGTGTCCCGGTGCCTGAACGTGTGCAGCTGAGCCGAACCAAGGGGTGGCGCATGCCGCCCAACACCGTGAAGGTCGACCGGTCGACCGACCACGGCAACCCGTACCGCGTGCGCCGCAACGGGCATGGCCAGTACGAGGTCGTCGCCCCCGGTGACCGGGTCCGCCTGACGTGCACCACCAAGCGGGAAGCGGTCGGAGCAGCAGTCGACATGTTCCGTGACTGGATCACCGGTGGGTCGTATCCCGCCCAACGCCGGGCGATGCTCGCCATCGACCGGCTCCGCGGCCGCAACCTCGCATGCTGGTGCTCGCTCGACTCCCCGTGCCACGCCGAAGTCCTCCTCCAGATCGCCAACGAAGGGACCACTCCATGACCACCACCGACGACGCCGTGACCGACGGCCACGACGACCCCGAGACGATCCGCCGTGAGGAGCGCGACCGGCGGGCCGTGTCGAAGGAGCAGCTGCGCAAGCTCGACCGGCTGATGCGCATCGGGTCAGCCAGGCTCACGGAGAGCGTGTCGGCCGAGCGCGGCAACACCGGCGACTCCCCTGGCGACTACCGGATCGCGTTCAGCCTGTCGCAGAAGGTTCCGTTCACGTGCCCGTACTCCGGTGCGTGGAACACGCCAGACCAGGGACCCCGACCGCCGGAGCGCATGGAAGCCGAGGCTGTGTGCATCAGCTCGAAGGGTGTCCACTTGCTGGCGCGCCCGGCCGCGTTGGTCGGCCAGGAACGGTCCGAGGAGCGCCGCCGTGAGTCGCGGTGGGTGTCCATCGACGCCGTCAATCACGTGGAGCAGGCGCTGTGACCGGCACCGTGGCGTTCATCGACACCGAGACCACAGGGCTCGACCCACGGCTCCACTGGGCATGGGAGATCGCTGTGATCCTCCCAGACGGCGACCACGAAGGCGAGCACGTCTGGCGGGTCCTCATGTACCCCGACCAGATGGCCGACGCCGACCCAGCCGCGCTGGACAACGGCGGCTTCCACACCCGCTACGACGAGGCCGACGCCGAGACCCCACTCCGCTCGGCCGAGATGCTGCGCGACCTGATCGACGGCCGCCACCTCATCGGCGCCAACCCCGGGTTCGACGTGTCCATGCTCGGCCGCCTGTTCAACGGGCCTGACGATGTCCCGTGGCACTACCACTATCTCGACGTCTCTGCCCTCGCGATCGGCTACCTCTACGGACTGGCCGACGAGTTCCTGCCCCACGAGGCTGAGGCCGAGCTGAGGGCGATGCCGCCGTACTCGTCGTCCCGTCTCGGCGAGCAGCTCGGCGTCGAACCCGCCACCGAAGCCGAGCGCCACACCGCCCTCGGTGACGCCCGGTGGGCGCGCCGCATGTACGAGAGGATCACCCACGCATGAGCAACCACAGCATCAGCAACTACATCGACCCCGCCAACTGGCGCCGCACCGGCAAGGTGCACATCCGTGTCGGCCACCTGCTGCAGCTGCTCGACTTCCCCGACGGCACCGACGTCCGGGTCGTCATGCCGTCGTACGACCCTGTCGGCCTGGACATCCTCGTCGAGCACGAGGATCTCCACGTCGTCCAGCCAGACAGCGAGTCCCCGTACGTCGGGCTCGTCAAGGAGTACGCAGCCGGGCAGCTCGTCGCGAGCCGGTGGCAGCCGGACGGCCACGGCTACACCACCATCACCGACGAGCCCCTCACCACCACCCGGCTCGCCGACCTGGAACGCACCTTCCGCAGCCTGACCGACGCGATCCGGTCGGCCCTCGAAGACCTGCCCGAGAAGCCCCACGACGCCGAAGCGACCCTCAGGCGGGCGCTCGGAGAGGAGAACTGATGGGTGACAACACAGCGATCGAGTGGACAGACGCCACCTGGAACCCGATCATCGGGTGCTCGAAGGTCGGCCCCGGATGCGACAACTGCTACGCCATCGACGTCGTGCACCGAGCCATGAGCCCTCAGCACGAGGGCATGACGATCCGCACACCGTCCGGGACCGACTGGACCGGTGAGGTGCGCGAGGTGCCGCATCTCCTCGATCAGCCCCTTCGCTGGCGCCGACCACGCCGTATCTTCGTCAACAGCCTGTCGGACCTGTTCCACCCGACCGTCTCCGAGGACTACATCGCCGAGGTGTTCGCCGTCATGGCGCTCGCCCGGCACCACACCTTCCAGGTGCTCACGAAGCGACCGCAGAGGATGGCCGAGCTTCTGAGCCGTGAGACGACCGGCACCTCGTTCTCAGACCGCCGCTGGGGATTCCACGATCTCGTCCTCGACCGCATCGGGAACCGCGGCCACTCCAACTACGGCGAGTTCGGCGATGACCTCTGGCCGCTCCCGAACGTGTGGCTGGGCACGTCGATCGAGACAGACCGCTACTCGTTCCGTGCCGATCACCTCCGCCACACCCCGGCCGCGGTCCGGTGGATCTCCGCCGAGCCCCTGCTGGGCCCGCTCGACAACCTGAACCTGATCGACATCGACTGGCTCGTCGTCGGCGGTGAGTCCGGGCCGGGCGCCCGTCCGATGCACCCCGACTGGGCCCGCGACCTGCGCGACCGCTGCACCGCCTACCTGTGCCCACGGTGCAAGGGCTCCTTCTCGATCCCGCTCGGCCACTCGTGCGCCGACCACCACCCGACGCGCGGGCCCGCGTTCCTGTTCAAGCAGTGGGGCAACTGGGTGTCGCAGTCGTCCCACGCGGTGACGAACGAGATGTGCCGCACCGCCCAGCGCCACCCCGAGACGTCGTACACGATCCGCCACGACGGCACCTTGGAGAACCCCGGGGTGCTGGGCCATCACGCCATCTACCGCATGCCGAAGAAGGCCGCTGGGCGCGAGCTGGACGGCCGCACATGGGACGAGTACCCCTCATGATGATCACGACGAAGTCCGGGTCCGAGTACCACTACGACCCCGACGAACGCGTCGTCACGTGGACCGCCGCCGACGGCACCACCCGCGAGTACACGTGCATCACGCACACCGTCATCATCGTCGGCTACCGGTTCGTCTACTCCGGGATCCGCGACATCGACGGCGCCCCCAACACCCGCATCACGACCCCGGTCGTGTCGATCGAGGACGACCCCACATGAGCGCCACGTACAACGCCGGAGGGCTGATCGTCGTCGCTGCCGTCGGCGTGATCCTGGCCGTCGCCCGCTGGAGGCACCGATGAAGCTCCACGTCCTGTCCCTCGACGAACCCTACGCCACGCTGATCACCATCGGTAAGAAGCGATACGAGACACGCTCAGGGCCGCCCACCGGCGACATGCGCCCCGACGGCGTGAAGCCCGGGCTCGGTGGCCACAGCATCAACCGCGGCGACCGCATCGGCATCGCCAGCACCCGCCGCAAGCCGACCCCGACCGGCATGTGGGATCCGAGCGTCGCGGGGGGCATGATCGGCCGGTCCCGTCTGACCTACCACGACCGGGTCGAGGAGGAGTTCACGTGGAAGGCGCACGGCAGCGATGAGCTGAGGACCCTGACGCTCGGCGCGCTGCTGTGCACCGCCACGGTGGTCGACTGCCTGCCGATGGTCGAGCCCCTGGACGAGGCCCTGCCATGCGTCGAGATCAACGACGCCGGGCTGCACCGCTGGCACCCCGCGGACCCGGCACCCTCCGGTGAAGCCGACTACGTGGACATCAGCGACCAGCTGCCGTTCGGCTTCTGGGAGCCGGGCCGGTGGGCGATCGAGCTGGCCGAAGTCGAACCCACGACCAAGATGTGCCCGTGGTGCCGTGGCTACCGCGGTGACCCCGATGTCGAGGGCGACCGCTACTTCGGTGTCGTGGAGCCCGGGAGCATCCCGCCGTGCCCGGTGTGCAACGGCGACGGGGCGTGCCCACCCGTGCCCGTCACTGGCCGCCAGGGTGTGTGGGCGTGGGACGGGACGGTCCGCACGTGAGACGCTTCCTGCTCTGGATCGTCGACCACTTCCCGTGGCGATGAGCACTCGCGGTACACCTGTGGACGAACCTGTGGACACTGTGGACAACCCGTACCGCGCCCCCGGAGGTGCCACCCCATGATCACCGTCGACGCAGAGTGGGTCGACCAACTCCCGCTCGGTGGCCGCATGGCCATCACCTACTGGCTCCACGGCGTACCGCGCCGCGAGGGCTACCGGCACAATCCACAGGACATCCCCGAGGTCATGGCCGTCAGGTTCGACCCGCACGACCCCGACCACGGCGAACTGCTCCTCGCCCCTGATGACCCCGACGTCGAGCACCTCGACTGGGTACCGACCCGCTGGGAACGCCCGTTCCCCACCGCGTTCCTCACGACCGACCAGCTCAGCGAAAGCGAGACACCATGACCACCTCCTACGACGAACCAGCGGACCCGCTCGAACGCCCCTCGAACGTGCCCGAAGGGTCGGTTCCGGTCGTGTGCTGGCTCACTCCGCGCAGCTCCGGCGACGACTTCCAGCGGATCGTCGGTCCGTCGGGCAACCTGATGACGACCCGCCACATCGACTTCGACAACGAGTGGGGCCTGCCCGAAGCACCACCAGTCCGGTACCCGGTGAAGATCCTGGCGTCCGCCCAAGAGGTGAACGACTGGTACAACGAACTCACCGCGCTCGATACACCGTGGTCGCGCCGCCTTGTCCCGGCCCTCATGCAGACCTGGCGGAACGTCCAAGAGAGCCTGCCGCCCGAGGCCGAAGACGGCGAAACGAAGTGAGCGGCGTCGCAGCGGTGAACCAACTCGCCCACCTGTTCGACGTCGCGATGACCCGACTCGAACAGGTCGACGCGTTGCACCAGCCGGTCCCCGCTCTCGGCGGTCGTGTCCAAGCGTGCTCAGCCGGATGCGGACAGTGGCCATGCGTGACCCGCCGGGTGCTCCACCCCGAGCTGAAGTACGCCGACGCAGGCATCACGCCGCCACCCGGCACGTGAGTGAGTCGACGGCCGAGGACTACCACGGCTGCTACTGGGCGAGAGGCCGCCAGAACAAGCGGTTCGTCCTCACGCACCTCTGCTCAGACCCGACCTGCCTGTGGCAGGTCGAGATCACCCGGGACGTGCTCGGCCAGTGGTACGCCCGACACGAGCACTCCGACTTCCGGCTCCCCACCCGCACAGGCCCGTCCACCCGGACCAGTCCCCGCTACCCCGAGTGGCAGCAAGCAGCCGAATGGGCCCTCACCCACGGACTCCTCGCCCCCGACCAACCCGCCTGGCCGATCGACCCCACACCCCGCCAACCTGGAGCACGACCATGAACACCACCTGGATCCCGTACGACTACGACCACCCCGAAGCCAACCCGCGCCCACCACTCGACCACTGGGTCTGGGTCTACTCCGACGACAAGTACGGCGTCACCATGGCGGCCCGACCCGGGTACGTCCACTGGATCCACGTCACCGGAGACGACGACCTCCACGTCACCCACTGGGCCCCCGTCGACCCTCCCGAACCACCACCCTCCGAGTACACGCCATTCCAACCAACCCCGTTCACCACCACACCCCTCCCCCCAGGCTGCACCGGCGAATGCGACATCATGAACCACCCCGACGAAGGATGCACCTGCCCACACCCCGACTGACCACCCCGCAACACGACGCAGCACCCCGAAGGCCACGCAACGTCCTACGATGCCGGACATGGCACCACGCACGAAGACCCCGCCCGCCCACCTGACGAACATGGCGAGGGGCCGAGTCGCTCCTCTGGCTGATCTGACGTTGCTGGAGGGCAACCCGAACCAGGGTGATGTCCATGCGGTGGCCCGGTCGTTGCGCAGGTTCGGGCAGAAGACGCCGATCGTGTTGACGCCGGATGGTGTGGTCGTGAAGGGGAACACGACGACCGCGGCGGCGCGGCTGCTGCTGGCGGGTGGGCTCGATGGTGATGAGCCTCGCCCGGAGTGGGCCGATGTGTGGGTGGTCGACGACCCGGAGGAGGCGGCGGCGGAGCAGATCGCGTACGCGCTGGCCGACAACCGGACGGGCAGGCTGGGCGAGGACGACCCGGAGCTGTTGCTGCAGATGCTCGGTCGGGTCGATGACCTGGACGGGCTCGGCTACGACGATGACGACCTGGCCGACCTGCGTGCGCTCGGTGAGGAGAAGCTGGGCCAGTACGGCGACAACGGGTCGGTCGACGACGCGAAGTCGTTCGACGACCAGCTCGACGACTACGGCGCGAAGGCGGTCCGGTCGCTCGTGTTCGACCTGCAGATCCCCGTGTTCGCGTGGTTCGTGGAGCAGGCACCGAAGGCCCGGACCGACCTGCAGGTCCACACGAACGCCGACCTGCTCATCGCCTTGCTGGCCGAGCACCTCGGGGTCGACCGCCCCGCGGTGGAGCCCGCGGTGGAGCCCGTCGCCGAGCAGGACACGCCGGAGTGAACGTCCTCCACGCCGAGCGGGTGATGTCGGAGGACGACGCGCTGGCCCTGTGGCGGTCCGACACGACAGCGATCGGGCACTCGGCCAACGTGCGGCTCCGCCCTGAGGACGGCGACGCGGTCACCGTGATGGTCGACGGCGTGCCCGAGGTCGTGATCTGCCGGTTCCCGCTGGCCGAGCTGGCCCCGCTACGCCGCGCGCTGGTCGGGCTGCCGACGTCCGAGGTGCGCCGCACCGCCGGGATCCGCACCGACTCCACCGGGTTCGGGTACGTCGCCCGGCTCGGCGCCTTCCAGCGGAACACCTGCCGTGTCGCCGCGCTGTCGCAGACGCACGGACCCCAGCACGCCACCATCTGCGCCGCCGCCGCGACCCTGGCCGAGCTGCTGGAGCACCACCACCCCGCCCAGTACCGGGCCAACCTCGCGGCCGTCGCGTCGGTCGGGCCCGACTGGCTGCTCCCCGGGCTGCTGTGGACGTCCGGTGTGATCAACCGGACCACGCAGTTCCCCTACCACCGGGACCGCAACAACTTCGACGCGTGGTCGGCCATGCCGGTGGTGCGCCGCCACGTGCGCGGCGGCCATCTCCATTTCCCCGAGCTGGCCGTCGACGGGCAGCCCCTTGTGGCCGCGTGCGGTGACGGTGACGTGCTGCTCTTCAACGGGCAACGCTGGATGCATGGCGTGACCCCCATGAAGAAGCTGAGCAAGGACGCGTACCGCATCAGCGCGGTGTACTACCCGGTCCGGAACATGGCCCAGTGCCTGCCGCCAGACGAGGAACTCGCGCAGGCGGGCATCCGGCGCACCGAGACGGAAGCCACTCTGCTCGACCGCCAGCGCGCCGCCGGGCTGTTGAACTATTGACACAGGGGTGATGGTGGACGCATGCTGGCTGGGTACCTGGCACCCCAGCACGAGGAGCACCACCATGGCCACCGAATCCCCCTTCGTCGGAGCACCCGACCGCTGCCCCGCCGCCGAGCGGGCCGCCCGCCGGGAGCGTGAGGCCTCAACGCAGGCGCAGTCGTGACCACTCAGGTGTTCGCCCGCCGCCCCGTCCCGACGCCGCACAGGGCCGACCCGGGCGCCCGGTTCAGCCTCATCCCGTTCGACGGGTTCGACTTCCGGCGCGCTGACGCCTTGTGCTCGTACTGCGCCCAGCCCATCGGGATGCGCACCGACCTCACGATGACGGCGAGCCACCGGCCGTCGCACACCGAGTGCGTCGAGATGTTCGCCCCCGACGAGATCGACCTCCCCCGATGAGCGCCATCACTGTGGAGTGCGACGGCGCGTCGTACACGGCAACCTTCGAGGCGCTCGTCCGCCACCTGCTGGGCGACCTGACCGGCGACAAGGTGCCCACCCTCATGATCGCATCCGTGACGGCCGACGCCGTCGGCGCGGATACGCCACCGCGCTTCAGGCCGGTCTACCTGACCGGCGTCACCTCCACGCACGCGTTGTTCGCCATGGAGGGCTCCGAGCCACAGATGGGCGAGCACGACTGGCAAGTGCTGTTCGAAGACCTCGTCAGGATCGAGGTGCTCTGATGGACAGGCTCAAGTGAAGGCCGCTGACGTGTGCACCGCGGTGCGCCGCCGGTACGGGTGCGAGCGCGACAACCTCGGGCCCGAGTGGGCGTCCCTCGCCGAGTTCACCCTCCGTCCCGGTGCTGGGGCGCAGCGCATCGACCTGCTGATGGTGCGCGCGTGGTCGGGCCGACCGAAGGGCCACGAGCGTGTCGCCATCGAGGTCAAGGTGTCCCGCTCGGACTTCCTCGCTGAGGTCGCAGCGCCGCACAAGCGGGCCCCGTTCGAGGCGATCAGCCACCGGTTCTACTTCGCCACCCCCGCGGGCCTCGTCCGCCCCGACGAGATGCCCGCGGGGTGTGGCCTGATCGAGGTGACCGACCGCCACTCCGTCGTCTCGGTCGCGGCGCCCCGCCGCGCTGACCCCGACCCCGTCCCGGAGGAGGCGTTCGTCGAGGCGTTCCGCCGGGCGTCGCGCTTGGAGGCCAGGATCCGCCACGCCGACGGCAACGCCGAGCAGGTCGTCTCGCTGACCGCTGAGGTGGCGTCGCTGACGCAGAGCCTGACCAACCGGGACACAGCGCTCAGCGTCGAGCGTCGCCGCAGCCGTGAGCTGCTGGCCCTGCTGGCCGACGAGTTCGACGTCTTGTGCGCACGCTGCCAGGGGCCGCTCGTCGCGAAGCGTACGGCAGGCAGGAGCTACTACTCGCTCAGCTGGGAGCACCGCGACGACGTCGACCACTTCCCGGAACCGGACGCTGTGACAGCGACGCGGCGATCGTAGGACGATGACGGCTACCATCCGGCCTATGGATCCCCACGCTGCAGCAGCGGTCGGCTTGGTCGAGCACTACCGGGACCACCCGCCCGACTACCGGGTGGTCGTCCCGTCGTACCAGCGGGCCGAGGCGTGCGGCGCGATGACGCTGACGATGCTGGAGCAGCACGACGTCGACCCCGACAAGGTCACCGTGTTCGTCGCCGACGACGCCGAGGCCGAGACGTACCGTGAGGTGCTGGGCGACTGGCGGGTGGTCGTCGCCGCGCTGGGCACCGGGCACGCGCGCCGGTTCATCAGCGAGCACTACCCGCCCGGGACCCGCCTGATCAGCTTCGACGACGACGTCTCGGAGATCCAGGCGAAGACCCCGGACGACAAGCTGGAGCCGTGGACCGGCACGATCGACCACCTCGCGGCGCTCGGGTTCGGGCTCGCCGACGCCATCGACGCACGCCTGTGGGGCATCAACCCCACGGCCAACGGGCTGTTCCTCAGCCACGCCGCCACGCTGGGCGAGCGGTTCGTCTGCGGGATCATGCACGGCTCGTACGCCGGTGACCCCGCGACCGTCGGCCCCGACCGATCGTTCCGGTCGTCAGGGGAGGACTACGTGACGTGCCTCCGGTCGCTCGACCTGTACCGGAACGTCGCCCGGATCGAGTGGCTCGCCCCGAAGACCCGCTACTTCGCCGCCGGTGGCATCCAAGGCGAGTTGGGCGGGAAGCCCGAACGCCAGGCCGACAACACCGCGGCCCTCACCGAGATCGCCGAGCAGTGGCCACGCCGGGTGCGGCTCGTCGAGAAGGCAGGCGGCGTCACGTCGCTCAGGTTCCGATCGACTCGGGTCGTGGCCAAGGTGCCGCGCACCCCACTGGAGGAGGCAGCCGGTGTCGGATGAACGCTCGCTGGGCCACGGCCCCGCACCGAAGAAGGAGGACGGCGCCGCTCAGCAGCTGATCGACGCGCACCTCGAAGCGCGCCGGATCCGGGTGGAGAACCTGGAGCTGCAGGGCCTGTCGCAGCGGCGCATCGCTGACGCTGTCGGGGTGAACGTCGCGCAGGTCAACCGGGACCTCGCCGTGGTCCGTGCGGCCCGCCGGGAGGCGTTCGGTGCGTCGACGGTGCTGCACAACCGGGACCTCAGCGCCGCCCGCCTGGAGAACGAGCGTCGCCAGGTGCTCGTCGACATGGCCGGTGACCCCGGCGACCCCACCGCGACACCGCCCCGCCCGGCGAAGGCCCCGTCCCTCACGGCGTGGCAGGGCCACCGACTGCTGCTGCAGATCGAGAAGCAGCGCGCCGAGCTGATGGGCCTGAACGTACCCACCCGGATCCACCTGGCGGAGATCCCCGCTGGCGAGGCCGACACGTCGGGTCTGGAAGAGGCGCCCCGCGCCCGCACGCTGGCCGACCTGCTCGGCGACGACGCAGGCACGGTGAAGCCGTCCGAGTTGGCCAAGGTGCTGCACATGGCCACCCACCGGAGCGCATCATGATCCGGGCGTCGGTCATCGCGTTCTTCGTGTCGCTGCTGCTGCTGTCGTCGGCGCAACTGTTCGGGTGCGACCCGGCCGCCCTGCCGTGCCCACCGGCATCGTGCATCGTGAACGTGCCGGGCCCGCCGTGACCCCCGACCTGTCCGCCCTGTTCTACGCGGCGTGCGCCGAGGTGGCCGACGGGCGCATCGCCGAGATCGAGATCGACGACGTCACCGAGAACTCACTCGAAGGCACCGAGCGGCGCGTCACGATCGTCGTGCGCCGCGAGGCCCGCCCCATGGTGGTGATGGGCCCGATGCGCTCGGACGGCACGATCGGCGATACCGACGACACGTAAGACGTTGGGGTACGCTCCCACGCATGGCGAAACCGTTCAACGTGCGCATGGAAGACGACCTCCGAGCAGCGATCGACGAGCGCGTCGCGGCCGGTGAGGCGACGAACGCATCCCAGTGGGCCCGTGAGGCGCTGGCCGGAGTCATCGAACTCGGTGGGCTCGACACGCTGCGCAGCGCGACGGAGATGGTCGGCCGCACCGGCACCGGCCCCCAGCCCCATCCCGCCCGGGCGCTCCAGCTGCAGGGCCGTGAGCAGCCCGGCACGCTGGGCCGCAGCGTCGTGGCCACCGACGGGCCCCGCGCCGGGGTGACCCGCCAGCCCGACGCCGAGCCCCGACGCCAGTTCGGCCTGAGCCAGCGCTCGTGACACTCCTGGAGGACCCGCCGCCGCCCGAGCTGGCCCTCCCTCCGGCGCTGCTGGAGCTGCCCCTCGACGAGCTGAACGAGTACCTACGCCGCGAGAACCTCGGTGTGTGGGTGGAGCAGGTGCGAGGCCTGGACAACTCGGCGCTCCACTGGGAGTGGGCCGACCTCGCCATGACCGAACGCCGCCTGTGCGTCGTCGCTCCCCGCGACCACGCGAAGACCGAGACGTTCACCGTGAACCAGCTGGCATGGCGGATCGTCTACACCCCGGGGATCAAGTGCCTGGCGTTCACGTCGGAAGGCGAGTTGGCCAAGGAGCTGAAGGCCCGGATCGACGAGGCCGTCGCGCAGGCCCGCCCGGAGCTGCTCGCCGAGGCCGTCGAGCGGTCAGCGAAGAAGACGATCTACGGGAACGGCGCGACGCTGCAGGTGCGGTCCACCGGCCAGAAGGTGCGCGGCATGCACCCGGACGTCATCGTCGGCGACGACGTGCTGGAGGAGGGCAACACGCTGACCCACTACCAGCGGCTGAAGGTCCAGCGGTGGTGGTTCGGCACGGTCGAGGGCATGGGCCATCCCGGAACGTGGCGCGTCGTCGGCCGCCACCGGGTGTGGTTCCCCGCGACGGTCATCCATCTTGTCGGCACCCCGTTCCACGCGTCGGACCTGCTGATGGGCATGCGGACGAACCCCGTCTACCGGTTCCGCCGGTACGCTGCCGAGTTCCATCCCGGCGACCTCGTCCCCGGGACCATGGCCGTCGAGGCGCTGTGACCGTCTGCGAGAGCTGCCAGATCCCGTCGACCTGCGAGGGCGGGCTGGAGGTCGACCCCGACACCGGTCTGTGCCTGGCGTGCCAGCCGTGCCCCGACTGCGGCCGGTCCGACACCGACTGCGACTTCTCCATGTGCCGGACTCTCGATCGCCCCGTCTCGGATCGGTTCACCGGTTGATGCCGACTATGACGTTGGACCTGCCAGAGGACGAGGACCGCGGCCCGCACGTCGACGACATCGTCGTGACGTGCACGCGGGTCTACCGGGTGGCCGACGTGCGCCCGGTCGATTCCCGGCAGTGGTGCAACCGGTGGCGGCTCACGACCGAGCTGATCGGTGTGCGCACCTTCCGAGCGCGGGCGGGCGAGTGGGCCCGGTTCTCGGCGCTGGAGGTAGAAGTCCCGGGCAAGCCCGGGGTGACCGGGTTCCCGACCGTCGAGCACGACACGAAGATCCACTGGACGATCCGGGCGCTGCCCCACGAGACGCCCGCTGAGTTCTTCGCTCGCGTCAGGGGCTGATACCCCGCCCACCTGCGCCGGGTGGGTACCCTCGTGGTTGTGGCTGCTGACGACGTCCCGCTTCGTGAGTACGTGGACATGCGGTTCCAGCAGTCCCAGCAGGCCGTCGACCGTGCCCTGGCCGCAGCCGACCGGGAGACTGCCGCTGCGCTCGCTGCAGCAGAGAAGGCGGTCGACAAGGCCGAGGCCGCGGCGAACGAGTGGCGCAAATCGGCCAACGAGTGGCGTGGCGCGATGACGGACCGTGAGCGCAACTTCTTGCCGCGCCGCGAGTTCTACGTGATCGTGGGCACGATGGCCGTCGTCATCGGGCTGGGCGTGTCGATCCTCTCGATCCTCAGACCCATCTGAGGTATCGTCTTACGACATGAACTCAACCACACGCACCCGCTCCGTCCTCACCTTGCTCTCGACGAGCACCCACGTCGACGAGTTCGACGACGGGACCGTCATGGCCACGTACGGCAACACCGACACCGAGCGGGAGGAGAACCCCGCCCGGTACCGCACGGTCATCGTCGACCAGGAACTGCGCGGCGAGCTGGGCGACCCGGAGCTGATCACCATCACGATCGAGCCCGGCGACCGGCTCAACATCGAGGACGAGGACATCCCCGAGCCGACCTACGGCAACGCGACGTTCGAGGTGTACCAGCGCGAGGACAACAAGTTCGACTGGCGCCTGAAGCACGAGAACGGGAACGTCGTCGCGACGTCGGGCGGGCAGGGCTACGAGACGGCCGGGTCCGCGTTCGAGATCGGCCGCCGGGTCATCAGCAGCGGGTACAACATCTCCCTGGAGCCCACCGGGCCGCTGCACTTCACGAAGCCCTCCGACACGTAAGCCATGGCCGTAGGCGCCCCTTCGGGGTAGTGTCTTACGCATGGTCGAGGTTGACCCGCTGCTCGTCGAGGAGATCGAAGAGGCCATGAGCCTCCCGATCGGCCACGTGAAGGACGTCCTCCCGGACGGCCACATCCGCGTGCTCCTCACGGGCGACGGGCTCGACCTGTTGGCCTTCGGCTTCCTGGCTATCAACAACGAGGAGTGACAGATGCGTGGAGAGAGCGGGACCCAGCTGGGCCTCGGGCTCGACGTGCGACAGGTCGGCGAGATCCGGACGTACCAGTTCGTGTTCCCGTTCCTGCCGCCGTCGAAGAACCAGTACGACTCATGGCAGGGCCCATGGAAGTCCTCTGCGAAGGCGAAGTGGATCAAGCACACGGCGCGCATCGCCGACGAGCTGGGCGTCACCGACGCCGGGTTCACCCGCATCGGGCTGTCGGCCCGGCTCGTGTTCCCCACGAACCAGCGGCGCGACCCCCAGAACTACGCGCAGACGCTGTGGCACTTCTTCCCCGACGCGCTGCAGCGGTGCGGGGTGCTCGTCGACGACCGCGACGGCGCGATCGACTGGGGCCCGAACCTTGGGCTGCAGCTCCACGTCGACAACCGGCCGGGCAAGGCGAAGACGTCACGCAAGCGCACGATCGTGATCGTGTCGGCACGGGTGCTGCCGGACCGCACCTCCGAGCACCTGGAGCGTGGATGATGGGCTTCGACCCCAGCAGGGTGACGGCCAGGAAGTCGACCCTGAAACCGGTGCACGTCACGGACCTCCCGACGGAGCCGACCCCCGTGGTCATCTGCTTCGACGACGGCCGAGACGACGTCCACTGCTACGCGACGGCCGAGGGCGGGAACCTTCACCTGTCGGGGCTGCCCGACATGACCTTCCCGATCGGCAACGGCCGCATCGTGCTCGAAGGAGCACCCGGCGTCGTGCTCGGGGCCTTCGACGACAGCGCGATGGCGGTCATGCCACCACTCGACGACCCGCCCCCACATCTCCAGCAGACCCACCTCTTCCAGTGGTTCCCCGAGGGCATGATGACGGGCTCCGGCCGGGTGCCGCCGCACGGCCCCGACTACGGCGTCACGCTGACCGTCGGCCGCCTGCGCGCGCTGATGGCAGACCTGCCCGAGGCGATGCCCGTTGGGATCGTGTACGACGACGGCACCGGCAACGCCATCGTCACGTCGGTGTTCGTGCAGGGCGACGAGATGCACATCGGGCAGGACTGATGGGCCTCGTCCAGCGCGTGAACGAGTGGGGTCAGAAGCCTGCGTACGGCGGCAAGTGGTGGTTCGAGCTGTCCATCGTGGTGGGTGCCCTCGCCGGATTCTCGATGGCGATGCTGGCCTTGTCGGTGATGCGCTGATGGGCCGCCCCGATGACACCGTGCTGTGGGAGCCGAAGCCGGTTGGCCGCCAGCTGACCGTCAGCGACCTGCGGGCCGTGCTCGCGGGTCTTCCAGATGGCATGGCCGTCGTGATCGCCCAGCAGGGCGGCGGCCAGGAAGTCGACCCCGAGACGATCTACGTCTACCGTGGCCGCCTACGCATCGAGTCGAGCTACTGATGGAGGATCCGTACGCCGATCTGATGCGCCGTGCGCTCGGTGCCGGGCAGTCCCCGAAGGGCCCGGACCACAAGCCGAGCCCGGACCACGACGACGCCGAGTCGATCCGGGCGAACATCCGTGTCCTCCGCCCGGGCGCGCCGCCGTTCGACTGCACCGCGGAGATGGTGATCGAGCCCGACGTCGTGAAGGTCCGCCGGTTCAAGGCCTCGGGGCTCCCGGCCGGGCCGTTCCCGACAGGCACCCGGTATCAGCTGCCCGCGACGATGCGGTTCAACGTGCCGGTCGTGATCGACGACGGGTCCGGCATGCCGGTCCGCATGGGTCGCGTGAACCGGGCGGATCGCCGGAAGGCCGCACGCCGCCGGTGAGCACACCCGTCGTCTCCTATGCCGAACTCCGGAATCTCGACCCAGCAGATCGGCAGGACGTGAACGTGTGGATCGCGGAGACGTTCGACTGGGCGGTCGTGTCGATACGGCTGTTCGGAGAAGGCGCGGTCGAGCTGATGTGTGTGGCGGGCGCGAAACGGTCGGACGTCGTTGACGGGTGCCTGCACACATTCACCGCCTACGAAGACGGCTGTGCCCGCGGCGTGCTCACTACGCGCCGGGTCGTGAACGTCTCGGCGATGCCCCCTCCGCTCCTGAGGCTGCTCGTCGGCGTAGCCTGAACGGCATGGCCGTCAGCCGTCACGGGAAGTCGATCAAGCTGCCTCGGGTGTACGAGGCGCTGCGCCGCAAGGGCTACACGAAGGCGAAGGCCGCCGCGATCAGCAACGGGCTGTGGCGCCGGAAGCGTGGGCTGCCACCGAAGTCGGCCCGCGGTGCCAAGGGCCGGACACGCCGCCGAAGTCGTCGACGCTGAGCGTAAGACGCGCTACCGTGACCCGCATGGCCCAGACGATCGTGATCAACCTCCCCGGGTGCGACGACGACACGGACGGGTCGCAGCCATCCGAGCGTGAACTCCTCACGCTCCTCATCTCACAGAACGAGGCTCTGATGACCGAACTGCTCGAACTCCGCGAAGCCGTCGCACGCGTCGACACCGTCACGCACTCCGCGGTGGCCCTCATCGAAGGGCTCGCTGCCCGCCTGGAAGAGGTCGCCGGTGACGAGGCCGCCGTCCGCGCCCTCGCCGCCGAGCTGACTGAGGACGCCGGTGCGCTCGGTGCAGCGGTCGAGGCGAACACCCCGGCCCCGCCCGCCGACGTGCCCGTCGAGGACCCGGGCGAGCCGACGCAGCCCGTCGACGAGGTGCCCGCCGACACCGAGGGCGAGACGTCCGACCCGCCGGTCGAGACGCCCGCCGTGCCCACCCCCGACGCTCCCGTCGAGGATCCGGGCCCGGTCGAGAACCCCGCCCCCGCGGACGAGAACTCCACGGAGACGATCATCGAGCCGGACGCACCGACGACCGAGACGGTCACCGACGGCGAGGCTCCGGCCACCGCCGACCGCGCCGCCCTGCGCGACATCTGACTCGCTGCCCCGCTCGCATACCGGCTAGGGCCGCGCGGGGCGCACAGCTACACCACATAGAGCGCCCCGGCCACGTCGCCGGGGCCGAGGGAAGGGACGGGTCACCACGGATGGTGGCCCGTTCCCGCGCCCGGGCTGGTATCGTCGCCGGTGCCCACCCCGGGTGAGCAGTGCTCGGTCTGGCCCGGGGTGGGCGCCCCCTCATCGTCCTACGCGGCGTGCGCATCCTGTATCGTCCGACCGATGGCGACGACACTGGCTGTGGGGCTGAACGCGAACAACCGGCCCGAGTACCTACTCGAAGTGCTGCGCTCCTGGCACGTGGCGTTCAGCTTCACGATGTGGCCGACCGCCGCGATCCTGCGGAACGAGCCCGGCGACCAGGCTGGGAAGTGCCATGACTACGGCGGGGTGTTCGAGTGGGGCGTCGTGCAGAACACCGAACGGCTCGGAGTGCTGCGGAACCCGTGGCACACCATGGAGCACGACCTGCTCCCGCTGGAACCCGACCTCATGGTCCTGGCTGAGGACGACACGGTCGTCGCCCGGGACGCGCTGGCGTGTCTGATGGCGATGCACCACACGGCGCAGGAGCAGCCCGGCTGGGACCCCGACCGGACGTTCTACTGCCTGAACCAGCGGTGGGCGCGCCCGCTCGTCGACGACGAGCACCCCGACGACGTCCTGTGCCCGGGCCCCCAGTTCTACCCGTCGGTGTGGGCGTGCACCCCGGCGATGTGGTCCGAGGTGCTGGGCCCGACGTGGGACCACGACTACTCGCACCGTGGCTGGGACTGGAACATCCAGCTCCGCCTCATGGGCGAGCACGGGCTCCGGGTGATGTGCCCCGCGGTGTCGCGGTCGAACCACATCGGGGTCGAAGGCGGCGCGCACATGACCCCGGAGTTGGCGCCCGAAGCAGTCGCGCACACGTTCAACGCTGAGCTGGCACACCGCCGGTTCCGATACCAGGAGGCATAGTGGAGATCACCGTCACGGGCGGGCACGGGTTCATCGGGTCGGCCACGGTCGACGTCGGCAAGAGCCGCGGGCACAGCATGCGGCCGTTCGACCGGACCACCGGCAACGACGTGCACTACATCCGCCCGGAGGACTGCGGCGACGCCGTGATCCACCTCGCGGGCATGCTCGGCACCGCTGAGCTGTTCGACGACCCCTACGCGGCGGTCCACGAGAACGTGAACGGCACCCTCGCCGTGATCCAGGCGTGCGAGGTGGCCGGGGCGAAGCTGGTGCTGATCGGGATGCCGATGGTCTGGCGGAACGTGTACCAGACGACGAAGGCGTGCGCAGCGGGCCTGGCCAACGCGTGGATGGAACACCGGGGCCTGCACGTGTCGCACGTCCGGGCGTTCAACGCCTACGGGCCCGGCCAGCACCTCCACCCGGTGCGCAAGATCCTGCCGACGTTCGCCAACGCAGCGTGGCGCGGCGAACCGATCGAGATCTGGGGCTCGGGCGAGTCGCTCGTCGATCTGATCTACGTCGATGCTCTCGCCGAGGTGCTGGTCCGCACCGCCGAGATGGCCCCCGGCAAGGGCGAGGTCATCGAAGCGGGCACCGGTGTCGGCCAGACCGTCAACTCGGTGGCCGACACCGTGAACCACCACGTGTGGTTGGCCGGGTCCGCCACGGACATCGTGCACGCGCCGATGCGCCCCGGTGAGGCTGAGTTCACCGACGGCACCGTGGCCACCGGCGAGGGCCTCGACCTGATCGGGATGACGCTCGCCGATCTGCGCGACCCGTACGGCGAGGCGTTCGGCAGGACGGTCGACTGGTACCGCGAGGACCGGCCGTGACCACGACCCCGGCGCGCCGGGTCGACTCTCGGGAGGCACTGTCCCAGCCCGGCGACTACGCCTTGATCAGCGTCCGCGTCGGCGAGCCCGATGACGAGCGTCGCGTCCCGTACCTCGCCTGCCTGCTCCCGATCAGCTCCGGCGACCAGTTCGACGACCGGGCCGGGCACGGCCTGATCATGCTCCCGCTGGGCGGGGACTCCGGATGGACCTTCACCGAGCACCCCGACGGGTCGGTCAGCGTGCAGCCGTCGATCTTGGTCCACGGCAAGGAGGGCGACCCCGACGCCTGGCACGGGTACCTGGAGCCCGGGAACGTGTGGCGCGAGTGCTGAAGCGCGTGCTCTGCTGCTTCCTCGGGCACCTCTACGTCACCGGCACCGCGCTCGACGGCCACGCCACCGCCTGCCGCCGGTGCGATCTGCCCCGCTCCCGGGATCGCCGCCGCCTGCCGCCGCTCGACGCGACCACGGACCTGCGCCCGGACCATCGGTTTTCCCCCCACGATTGAGGGGTGGTGCGGGTCTGGCGTCCCACCACCGACTGATCGTCCTACGATGCCCCGGTGGAGACGACCGGGAACGTGACGACGTCGCTGTGGCCGGAGCGTTGGCCCGCGATCGCGAAGCAGGAGTGCATCGACATCGTGCTCGCGGCGCCGCCCGAGGACCGCACCGTCGTGAAGTTCGGGCTGCCATGCGACACGTGCGAGCTGGCATCGGCGTGCCTCAACGCCAAGCGCAAGGTGATGGGCCCCCTCCTGTACGACCGGGAGATCCAGACGGTGCCCCGCTCGTCCGAGTCGTCGATGTTCCCTCGGGAGCTGTTCGAGCCGGACATGCTGCGCGACGAGGAGTTCCTCCGCTACTACGTGAAGCCCTACTCGTTCGAGGACCGGTTCGCGGTGGCCAGCGCGTGGGACATCGCGTGGTCGGAGCGGTCCGGTGGCGACTGGATGGTGAAGATGACCGCGGTGCTCGACCGCGAGACGGGCAAGCGGAAGCTGATCGACATCCTCCGGGTGCAGAAGCTGTCGTTCAAGCAGCAGGTCGAGTTGGTCCAGGACGAGTGGCGCAAGTACCACGACGACGCCGTCGTGATGGAGGCCGACGCCGCGCAGAAGGTGTGGGGCCAGTACATCGGCGAGACGACCGCGGTGCCGATCATGCGGCACGAGGCCGGGGCGTCGCAGGAGGACGGCGGCAAGCGCGACCTCACGACCGGTGTCCCGTCGCTCATCATGCAGCTGGAGGCCCACCGGTGGCAGTGGCCGAACCAGCGCGGCACCTTCCACAACGAGAACATGGAGGTGTTCCTGTCCGAGGCCGAGAACTTCGGTTGGGTCGACGGGAAGCTCGAAGGCGTCGGCGAGCACGACGACACCGTCATGGCGTGGTACCACCTGCAGTGGGTGATGAACCTGCTGGAGGCCTCCCCCAACATGCCGAAGCGCATCCCGCGGAAGGGCCGCCCGGGCGCCATGATGTAGCCGAACTATTGACATGGGTGGAGAGCGGACCCATGATGGCCTCGTACCTGGCTGACCACGAGAGGACCACCGATGACCGACACGCAGGCCCGTAGGCTCGCACGGCTGATGAACCGCACCATCGTGCGGCTCGGCGCCCTGTACGCCGAAGCCCCACCCTCCGCCGATGTCGAGCAGGCGCTGCTCCGCCGGTTCGACGCCACCTGCCAGACGTCGTCGTTCCTCGACGCCGACCTGTTCGTGGGCACGTGGTCATGAGCTGCCAGACCGCCGTCTGCGGACCCGACCTCCCGTGCGAGCCCTGCACCATCGACATCCTGATCGCCCGCGGCACGTGGGACACCGAACGCCAGCGGGCCATCTGGCGCAACGTCACCCCCGAAGACATCGCCCCCGAGCTGGCCGACCAGCCCCGCGGCACCGGCACCGGGTCGGGCCGATCGCTCGGCCGTGGGTTCCGGCCCGCGACAGAGAAGCAGATCGCCTTCCTGATCCACCTCGCCACCGAGCTGGGCACCCTGAACGAGCTGGCCGAGTCTGAGCTGGCCGTCGGACTGTCGTCCGCCGAGGCCTCCGAGCTGATCGACCTGGCGAAGGCAGAGCTGGACCGCCGCCCGGCACCGGCCGCCGCCGTCCCGGTCGCCCGCTGGAAGAAGCACCAGGGCGCGTGGGTGCTCGTCGCCACCGGCGCGACCACCGGCGACACCATCACGGTGCGCCGCTCGTCCGGCGAGGAGCGCGAGGTGACCCTCGGAGCGGAGGTCGCGCCGGGCATGTTCGAGGAGGCTCGTGCACGCAAGGCGCCGCGCGACCCCAACGGCGGCGCCCGGGTCGAGCTGATCGCCGGTCGGGTGTACGCCACCGCCGACGGCACCGTCGTCAGGGTCCAGGAGTCACGGACGAGCGGCAAGCTCTACGGCAAGGTCTGGCAGGACGGATCGTTCGAGTACGCCGCTGGTGCGCTGCGCGACATCGTCCGCCCGCTCACGCTCGAAGAAGCCGCGGCGTTCGGTCACGAGACGGGCCGCTGCTGTGTGTGCGCCCGTGAGCTGACCGACCCCGCATCGATCGCAGCTGGGATCGGCCCGGTCTGCGCAGGGAGGTTCGCATGAACATCGAGATGCAGATCATCAGCTGGGAGCGCAAGTCCAGCGGCGAGATCACGGTGTGGGTCCGGCTGATGGGCGTCTACCGGTCGACCACCGCCGGGCCCGAGTTGCAGCTGAAGATGGTCAGCCCGCACCGCGAATCGCCGCGTGCATGGCGGCACGAGTCCATGAAGCAGTCGCTCGATCCGGCCGCCGCCGACGTCCTCGACCGGCTGTGCGCGGAGGATGCCGCCCTGAGCGCTGCCCTTGTGGACGCCGGGTGGCAGCCACCGGTGGCCGACCCGGAGGTGGTCGATGCGTGCCCGTTCCACGCCGAGGAGTTCGACGACGATGGCCGCTGCCGCTCCTGCGACCTGGAGGAGTGATGGGCGACGAGCTGTTCGAGGAGGCGGCGCGCCGCACCCGAGCCCGGATGCGCGAGCGCGAGGAGTTCCTCGCCGAGTGCCTGACGGCGCACCGGTCGTGGCCGCCGGAGATCCAGATCGTCATCGGCAACGACGGGTCATGGGGTGTCGCGTCGGTGTGGCCGAAGCCTCCGCAGTGGCGCGGGTTCGCCGTCGGCGACCCTGTCGTCAGCGACGAGCTGATGATCGCGGACGGGCGCGTGCGGTTGGTGATGGGCGACACGACACCCGGGGCCGACCCGGGCGCGCTGCTCCTCGCGGTCGAAGTCGACCGCGGGTCTGCGGCCCCGACCATCTGGATCGGGCCAGCGCACTACTGGGCGCCCGCCGCCGACCCGATCCGGCTGTGCGCGTGCGGGCGGATCCACAGGGCATCCGAGCCCTGCCCGACGCTGTGAGCCCGACCTGTCCCCACGGCATGGGGTCGCCGTCGTCGTGCATCGACTGCATGGACGAGGGCAACTTGCCGGTCCCGAAGGTCGAGCGCGAGCGGCGCGACCCTGACGCCCCGCGGGTCCTCACCCGGTTCGAGGGCATCTGTGGGATCTGCGACATGCCCATGACCGGCGGCGGCCACTGGATCGTGCTCACGACTCGCGGCCGGTGGGTGCACGAAGGGTGCATCTCGTGACCGTCGACGGCACCCCTGGCGCCCGGCACCTGACCTGCATGGACTGCGGCGCGACCTCACCCCCAGCGCCCAACTGCCGCGCTGCTCGCGCTGTTGCGAAGGCGGCCGGGTGGGTGCGCCTGTACCCTCGTGGCCGTGGCGAGGACTTCCGCTGTCCGAGGTGCCGCAAGTCGTAACGGAGGTGGGTGTAGCCGGGTTCCTGCCGGTGCCTCTGTCCCGCGAGTGGCGGGCGAACACCCCGAAGCCTCAGCCCGGCACGGAGCGATCCGTGCCGGTGCTTCGTTTTCGAGCTACGGTCCGACCGCGGATGGCAGCCACGGTCGGGGTCGGGGGTCCGGGGAGGACGTCCCCCGGCCGTGGCACCTCCGACGGCTACGCTCCGGCGCATGGCCTTCGTCCCCATCCGCATCGGCGAGAAGCTCCGCATCATCGAGACGTCTCGCAAGGATCCGCTCCAGCGTGAGATCGATGAGCAGGTCGCCGAGCAGTGGCGGGTCCACGGGGTGGTCCAGCGGCGCAAGTACGCCGACGGCGAGCAGTACGCCGACGACAACCTGAACAAGTTCTACGAGCTGAAGCTCGACCCGCTGTCGGGGTGTCTGCTGCCCGAGCACGAGAAGAAGCACGCCTACTCGACGCAGATCGGTGAGTCCGTGAAGTTCATCGCGGACCAGCTCGCCGAGTCGTTCGAGGTCGTCGCGATCGACGACGCTGTGCAGGCCATCATCGACGACGCGCTGCGCCTGTCGGGGCAGCTGTCGGGCACCGGCGAGGACGACGACGTGTCGATCGAGGAGGTGCTCGAAGACGTGCTCACCGCGGGCGACGTCGCGGTGGAGCTGCGCTGGGACCCCGATCAGCAGGCCGTGTTCTACGACCTGTGGGAGTCCGAGGTCGTCGAGGTGGTGTGGGCCGACCGCGACAACGTCGAGCAGGTGCTGCTCCGTGAGTTCGTGTGGCGCTTCGACGAAGACCTCGGTGAGGAGCGCCAGGTCGAGGAGCGCACCGAGTGGGAGATGGCGGTGCGCCGGTCGGCCACCGACGAAGGCGTCGAGTGGCTGGAGTGCCAGCGATCGGTCTTCTGGGACAACGAGGAGGAGCCCCACGAGCAGGAGTGGACCGGGTTCCCGTTCATCCCGTGGGCGCTACTCCGCTGCCAGAAGAAGGGGCTCCGTGCCCAGCGCGGCTCGTCGATGATCACCGATCAGGTCATGTCGGCCGCCGACCGGTACAACGCGAACGAGAACCTCGGGTACCTGATCGCTCGGTTCAACTCGCACGCCAGCCTCGCCGTCACCGGCGACGCCGCGACACTGAAGATGGACGCCGTCGGCTACCTCGACAAGGACATCGACGACGTGCTCGGGTTCCCCGGTGGCACCGACCTGAAGGTGCTGCAGCTGCCGACCGACCCGAAGATGATCGAGCACCAGCGCGCGGTCCTGTCGGAGTCGATCTACGCGGCGTTCGGGCTGACACGCATCGAGCCCGACACCATCCAGGGGCTCGGCCAGGTGTCGGGCTACGCGCTGGAGATCCTGAACCGCAAGACGGAGGGCACCTTCCGGAAGATCAAGCGGCACTTCGTCCGCGACCTGCGCTCGCTGTTCGCCATGACGATCGACCTGTACGAGGCCCTCGCCGCCGAGGACCCCGTGAACGACGCCGACGCGCTCGACCAGCTGATGGACTCCGACGCGCAGGGCTCGGATGTCCCGGCGTGGGTCACCCAAGAAGAGCTGGTCTACGCGGACCGCACGATGGAGATCCGCATGGGCTCCGGCTACGTCGTCGACGACGTGCTCACCCGCGAGGACTTCACGGCCAACCTGACCTCCCGGTCGTACGCGCTGAAGGAGCGTGGCATCGGCCCGGAGGACATCAAGCAGATCGAGCTGCAGATCACCGAAGAGGCGAAGGCGAAGACCGCGGCGGTGCTCGGCGAGTCGAGCCGGTTCGGGTCGCAGCGCGGAACCTCCACCGGGACGGCGCCGTCGGATACGGTGGGCGCATGACCACGAACGCGCGAGTCGACCCCAGCCGTCCCCCGACCGCCCCGGTCACCGACCTGGACGCGCACGTCACCGGTGGTGGGATCCTCACGAACCAGTGGCGTGGCATCCAGAACGGCGTCCCCTACGGCGAGCAGCTCCTGAACGAGCGCGCCGACCTCGCCCGGACCCACCGGTTCTCGCCGGGGCTGGTGAACAGACTCCGTGGCGCGACTCGCAAGGCGCTCCGCCGGGGCTGACGTCGCGTCCTCTGCGGAGGACATGAGCGACGCCACCCTCGACATGGAACTCGCGGCGTTCGAGGAGATCGACGCCACCTACGCCGGGCTCGCCGAGCAGGTCGCGGCCGCTGTGCGCGAGGCCCGGTCGACCGAGCCGAACTCCGACCTGTGGACAGAGATCGCGCTGCTGATCGCTGGGGCGTCGGCCGCGGTCGCGGTCATCGTGAACCGGCTGATCGGCGACACCGTGAACGCGTCGATCGGGTCGCTGTCCACGGAGCTGGGCCTCGTCGAAGCGTCCATGGCGGCGCCGTACGCCGGGCTGGCCGCGGTCGCGGTGTCGACCGTCGCCGTTGACGACCTCGTAGCGCAGGCCGCCGACGGGTTCACCACCGAGACGGACGGGATCACGGCGTACGCGCTGACGGAGGCGAAGCGCATCGAGGAGCTGTGGCGCCGTGCCCAAGAGGACCGTGATGCCCTCGTCGAGCGTCTGACTGCCGAGGAGGTGCGTCGCCCCGGGCAGACCGGCCGCGGGATCGTGCGTCGCCCGGCGACCGTTGCCCAGCAGCGGGCCCGCGCGGTCGCGGTCGGCGCTGGCAACGACGCCCGGGGCGCCGCGATGGAGGCCTTCAACGCTGAGGCCAGCGACCGCGGTGCCGACACCGACAGCGTCTACAAGCAGGTCGTCGCCAAGATCGACTCCCGCACCACGGTGGTGTGCCTCCACGCCGCCGGGCAGATCCGCCCGCTCGACGAGCCGTTCGACACCCTGAACGGCGATGTGCAGGTGCCGCCGTTCCACTGGGGGTGCCGGTCGGTCATCATCCCGTGGGCGCCCGGCATGATCCAGCGGTACCGCGACGAGGCGAACACCGAGCTGCGCGCCCGGCCGATCGAGGAACGAAGGCTGGGCCCGGACGGCGAGATCGGTGGCCGGGTGCCGGGGCTGCCCGAACCCGCCGAGGTCGTGCCGCTCCCCGACGACTTGGCCGCCAACCCGGGGCTCCCGATCGACGACGTGCCGCCCGAGCACCGCGTGCAGTACATGCGCGCGAACGCCGCTCGGTTCGACATCCACTCGAACCAGAAGGGCTCGTGGTGGGTGAAGGACGGCGACCGCCGGTACAACCTCCGCCAGGAGTGACGCTCGCCTTCCTGATGTGTTACGTTGCGGGCTCCAAAACGAAGCGCCGACGCGGAGTCAGAACCAGTGGCATAGTCGACGTTGAGTGAGTAGGGCCGGTGCGATGGCGTTCTGACCCTCCGAAACGCAGTGCTCAGAGGGATCGAGCTGTTTCGGAGGCAGCCTGCACCGGCCCGATCCTCTTTTCCGCGAGGATTTCGCCGGTCAGCACATAGAACGTCACCGAACGGGTGGCGTACAACGGGCGGCCGTCGTACTCTCCGTCCCACGATGACGACGTGGGCGAGCACGGTTCTGAACCTGGCGATCGTGGCGAAGCTACGCCAGCTGCTGGAGCTGCCCGCCGGTGACGTGCTCCTCGTCGAGGACGGCGACGTGGGCGGGGTGATGGTCCCGCACGTGTCCGACGTGTGGGGACTGCCGATCGAGGGGTCGTGCCCGGGTCAGCAGGCCGTCGCCGAGATGGGCTCCCGGCTGGTCACTTCGGACGACGCGACGGACATCGTGGTGGTCGACTGGCTGACTGACCAGGCCAACCGCCGCGGTTCGACCGTGATGATGCTGACCTCGGGGCGCCGGGTGCGGCTCGCTCCGGCGGAGGACGGCGCAGCGTTCGAGGGCCGCCAGCTGCGGTGGGGCGACTGGATCCGGACGCCGGGCGCGCCCGCGGGGTTCGCCAAGCTCGCGACCCGCGACCGGGTGAACGAGCTGGCCGACCGCGCCGACGGCATCGAGCGCGATCTCCTCGACTGGCTCGAAGAGCTGGGCTCGCGCACCGACCCCGACCACACCGACTGGGCGGCCGAGGTGTTCGTCGATCAGCTCATCGCGCTGCAGCGCGGGGAGGTGCGGGTGTGAGTAAGCCGGGGCTCTCGAAGAAGCAGCGCAAGCGGGTCGGCCGGTACGTGCGCGACGTCGCCGATGGGCTCAACCTGCGCGACTGGACGTTCGAGATCATGCACGAGCCGATCAGCTCGGACCAGCCCACTGCAGCGGCCATCACGACGACCTTCGGCCGCCACTTCGCCCAGATCGAGTTCAGCGCCCAGTTCCCGCACCTGCCGCCCCACACGCAGCGCGAGGTCATCGTTCACGAGGTGATCCACTGCTGGCTGCCATCGGCGCGCCCGCTGTACTGGGGCCTGGAGGAGCTGCTGGGGGAGCCGACGCTGACGGTGTTCAAGGCCGCGTACCGCCAAGAGGTGGAGCTTGTGGTCGACGGGCTGGCGAACGCGATCGCGCCGTCGTTCCCGCTGCCGAAGCTCTAGATCCCGTGCGCCTTGGCGATGGCGTCGAGCCCGTCGAGGTTGCCCTCCGCCTGGAACGGGCCGACCACCGTGAAGTAGCTGAGCCCGCGGGTCAGCGTGCCGATGCGTGTCTCCGGATCGTCGCCGATGACGCCGTCGTCGAGCACGTCGCGTAGGTCGTCCGCGAGGTTGCCCTCACCGATCACCTGAGGGCCGGTGCCGTCGTCGCCGATGACCGCCAGGATGTCCGAGTGGCCGATGCCCTCGGGTGCTCCGAAGACTGCTGCGTAAGACAACACGGGGTCGAGTATCGCGCACACCGCGTGATCTGTGTGCTGTACTCACGGACGACGACACAACCGATTCCAGGACCGGACCGGGACAGGTAACCACGTGGGGACCGCCGCCGAGGACTGACGACGATGGGGGTGCGTGGAGGATGAACATGCAGGCGATCTTGGACGAGATGCTGGAACCCGAGGGGACCAGGGTCATCGACGGGAAGCTCCGCTACTACTGGGCCGACGGCACCACGTGCTTGGTCGTTCGAGGAGGCGCCACCGATGACGATGGCGACGACGACGACGACGGCGACGATGCCGACGGCGAAGAGGATGCGGACGGCGAAGGCGACGACGACGGCGACGGTGCCGACGACGACGGTGATGCCGACGGTGATGGCGAAGACGGTGACGACGATGCCGCTGCGGAAGCATGGGCAGAGGACATCACCGACCGGGTCATGGACCGTGTGGAGCGGCTGTTCGATCGCCGGATCACCCGGCTGATGAAGAAGCTGGAGAACCGCCGGGACGACGATGACGACGATGACCGTGGCAGCAGGGGCTCACGCTCCCGCGGCAAGGGGAACCGTCAGCAGCGCCGGACCGAGCCCGACTTCTCAGTGCGTGAGGCCCGCCTGGCGGGCCAGGAACACATCCGCGAGGAGCTGCCACGTCTGACGGCTGCGGAACGGGAGATCGCTCGCGATCTGCTGACCGCGGCGATCGAGCGTGACGCCGACTCCGGAGACGACGAGGACGAGGTCGGTTTGGCCGCCGCGAAGACCGTCGTCAAGCGCATCCAGGCGATCCGCAAGACCGCCAAGACCAGCAAGCGATCATCCGCCAGCAGCAAGGCACCGGCGACACAACGCCGCCGGACCCCTTCCACCCGCAACCGGGATGCGAAGGCGGGCCTGAAGGCTGGCGCCACACGAGCGGCACGGTGGAACCCACCGGCCCCCAGCAGCAAGGAGTAGTCCATGGGTGGAGGCGGCTTTCGGCCGTCGCTGAAGAACGAGTCCGACGACGGGCTCGGGTACGAGGCAGCGTTCCTCGCGTCCGAGCACATGATGAAGAAGCGTGGCGGCATCACCGTCGACGCTTCGACCGTCGGAGCGGACTCGAACGGCGACAAGATCCTTCGAGCAGGCACGGTGATGGCCAAGGTGGACTCCACCGGCAAGTACCGCGCCTACCTCAACTCGCTCGACGCCGACGCCGGTGGCGTCGCATCCGGCTTCCTGCTGGAGAGCATCAACCTCCGTGATGGTGATCAGATCTGCGGTCTGGTGATCCACGGTTCCGTCCTGTCCGCCCGAGTCTCCGGACTCGACTCCAATGCGCGCACCGATCTCGGTGAGCGCATCGTGTACCAGTAGGAGGACCGGAACACATGACCGCTCTCTACGAACTCGACGAGCTTCAGGGCCCCGAATTCCTCGGATTCATCCGGGCGATCGAGGAGCCCAACAACTTCCTCGGGACCAACTGGCTCCCGAACAAGACCGTCAACGACCTGGAGTTCGAGTACATCCTCGGCGCGACCCAGCAGCAGGTCATGGCGACGATCCTCGGCTGGGACTCCGAGGCTCCGCTCCACGCTCGCCAGCGTCAGGGCTCGCGCGTGTCCGGCGAACTCCCCCCGATCAAGCGCAAGGCGCGTTTCGGTGAGAAGACGCTGATCCGCTTCCTCCAGCCCCGCGCGGGATCGGCTGACGTGCAGCAGGCCATCGACGACGTGCTGGACATGACCGTCGACCTGATCCGCTCGGTGCAGGCTCGTGCCGAGTGGCTGCGCATGCAGGCCCTCTCGGAGGACTCCGTCGTCTACAACGCCGACGGTGTCATCTTCGACTTCAACTTCGGGATCACCGACGAGTTCCAGATCAACCTCGTGACCCAGCAGGACGGCAACGGTGACAGCGTCGCCTCCGCCTACGGGCCGGTGTGGACCGATCACGCGAACTCGACGCCGATCCAGGACATGATCACGATCTGCGACACGATCGAGGCCACGGGCAAGCCCCGTCCGGTCGAGTTCGTGGCGGGCACCGCGGCCATGGGGCACCTGCTCCAGTCGGCATCGGTGCGCGACATGATCCGTGGTTCGTCCGCCCCGGACATCATCCTCACGACGCAGGAGTTGCAGGTCATCTTCGACCTCTACAACCTGCCGAAGCTGACCCCGTACTCGACGGTCCTCCAGATGGAGAACGCCGACGGGTCGATCAGCGACGTGCGGCCGATGGCGGCGAACAAGGCGTTCCTCGTGCCGGGTGGCGGTCCCATCGCCCCCGGGCAGTCGTCCATCGGTGCCACCCTGTGGGGCCCGACGGCCGAGTCCCGCGAGCTGATCGGCACGCCGCTCGTCACGGAGGCCCCTGGCATCTACGCCAAGACCTACGGCAAGGACGAGCCCCCGGAGGAGTACGTCAAGGCCGCCGCGGTCCTGTTCCCATCGATGCCGGGAGCCGATCGCCTCGGCCAGATGACCCTCTGGTCGTGAGTCTGGCGCTCTGAGTTCGGAACCCCCGGTGAGGCCTCGCAGCCACCCACCGGGGGTTCCGTCGCGTCTGGGGTCGAGCCGCGCCGTGGGGCGGCCGTCTACCATCGGCGCCATGGTCAAGGCGCGGCTCCACGACGGGCGACTCAGCAGCGGGCGCCGGGCCCGGGTCGCGACGGGCGAGCCCGTGTGCTGCGACCCGTGCGCCGACGACGGGCCAGCGATCACGATCAACCCGACGATCACGGTGAAGATGCGCCAGCGCGACGGCTACACCGACGAGGGCGACAAGCGGTACGTGTGGTTCACGGTGGTCGAGGGTGAGGCGATCCTGTGGGACGATCGCACCGAGGTGGATGGCTCGGCCGGGCTGACCGCGGTGAGCGCCGAAGCGACGATCCTGTACGACGGCCACGAGACGGTCGACGAGACGGCCGTCGTGCTCGTCGACGCGCAGGTGTACCGGGTGACGTCCGTCGCGCCGTGGCCCGATCGACTGGTGTTCCAGCTGGTGCGATCGTCCGACGCCGATGGCTAGGGGTTCGATGTCGCTCGACGACGGCGACCAGTTCGAGCGGTGGGCCCAGCTGTTCGAGGAGATCGGTCGGGGCCCCACCCCCGAGATGCGCGAGGAGTGGGCCGTCGCGGGCGAGATGTTCTTCGGCGAGTCCCAGTCGCAGGTCCATGTCCTGTCGGGGTTCCTGAAGGACTCCGGATCGTACGAGCTGTCCGAGGACCACGGCGACCTCGTCGTCGAGTTGACCTACGAAGCGTCGGCCGCTGATCTTGCCGCCGAGCGCGCACGCGCCGACGCGGCGGCTCGGGCCCGGAACCCACGGTGGAAGCCGAAGCGCAACCGGAAGCCCCCGACGAACTACGCCGAGTATGAGCACGAGCGCGGCGGCCAACACGCCTGGCTGAACAACTCGTTCGCCGTGTCAGCGCGCCGGTTCGAGCGGGCACTCGCCCGCGGGTATGAGAGGACGGTCAGACGATGGAGCTAGAAGCCGCGCTACGCCGCCAGCTGTTGTCGCTGCCCGTGGTCACCGGGTACGTCCAGGACAGGGTCTGGAAGTTCCGGCTGGAGGACGACATCGATGGCACCGGCCAGCGCGCCATCGTCGTGTCGCGCGCCGGTGGTTGGGCCTCTCCGTTGCCACGGAACACGCAGGAGTTCCCCGTCGCACGGATCCAGTTCTGGGCTGACCACACCCGCAACCCCGACGGCACGATCGCCACCGAGGACGGCCAGACGTCCGCGTGGGCGATGTACCGGGCGACCGACCCGCTGTTCCACGGCGTGCGCGATGTGCGCTGGGGCGCCGACGGGGACGGCGAAGGCGGGATGTTCGTCATCGGGTGCTCCCGGTGGTCCGAACCGCGGGAGGACTCCGTTGCTGCGCTGGCGACGGGCCGCCCCGGGTCGACCGACTCGGACCGGCTCGAAGCCGCGTGCGTCGTCGTCGACTATGCAGTCCAGGTGATCCACTGACCCCCGAGGAGGGGCTTCCATGCGAGTGATGCTGTCCACCCAGTTCGACCGGTTCTCCGGGTACGGCAACGACGCCGTCGACATCGCGATCGGGCTGTCGAAGCTCGGTGTCGATGTGGTGCCGTGGCCGACGAAGATCATCCCGGGCCTGCCCCGCGAGCTGACACGTCTGCTGGAGAAGGACCCGACCGGCGCGTACGACGTCGTGTTGTCGTTCGCTCCGCCGTTCGACGTCCACCCCGACGAGTTGGTGCGGTTCGCCCCGAAGGCCGTCGGGTGGTCGATGTGGGAGACGAGCGCGATCACGACCGACGACCTGATGCACCACGGGTTCGGTGACCGCGCCGCGAACGTGGTGTACGACGACGAGGCCGACCCGGGCATCACGCACGAGTCCGACTACGTCGACCGGTGGTGGTCGTGGTCGAAGCACCGCAACCGCGACCACCGCGGGCTCGACCTGATGCTCGTCACCTGCCCGATGAACATCGACGCGTTCCACGCGGCCGACCCCGCGCTGCCGATCGAGGTGCTGCCATGCGGCGTCGACGTCGACAGGTTCGCCGAGATCGACCGTCCCACCGACCGGCCGATGCGGTTCGGGATGATCGGCATGCTCGCGGGCCGCAAGGACCCGATGACCATGATCGAGGCGTGGCGCCAACTGAAGGAGGAACACCCCGAGTTCGACGCGGTCCTCTCGATGAAGACGTCGTGCCCGGGCCTCCACCCGAAGCTCGTCGAGGTGTACCGCGACGTGGAGATCCACGACCGCGCGTGGACTCCCGATCAGGTGCTCGACTGGTACCACGGGATCGACGTGCTGGTGTCGGTCAGCCGCGGCGAGGGCAACAACAAACCGGCGATGGAGTTCATGGCCACCGGCGGCCCGGTCATCGCGACGAACTGGTCCGGTCACCAGAACTGGCTCTTCCCCGACTCGGGGTACCCGGTCGGTGGGGTGCTCCGCCCGGTGCACATGCACCGCGACGACGTGCTCGACTTCCGGGTCGACGTCGACGAGCTGAAGGCCACGATCCTCCACACCTGGAAGGAGCGCCAGGAGGTGCGCCTGAAGGGCCAGCGCGCTGCCCGGCTGGTCCGCCAGTCCCTGAGCTGGGACGCCGTGTGTGCGAAGCTCGTCGGGGTCCTCGAACGGGTGGTCTACGGATGAGTGCGATGGTCGAGCTGCGCTGCGACGTGAACCCGTCCCGCCTGCTGGCCAAGGTCAACAATCCGGTGATCGTCGAGGGCAACCTCATCGAGATCGCGTGTGACCACTGCAAGAAGTCCGCCCGCCGCGGTGACCCGACCGTCCGGCAGGTGCTCCACCGGTTCGACGTGACCGGCGAGCTGATCGAGAGCGAGGTCGTCAGGTGACGAACAGGTTCCCCCGCGTCGCCAGCGGTACGGACGAGCCGTCTTGGTACGGGCTGACCATCGACGAGGTCCGGCAGCTGATCGTCGACTACTTCGAGGAGCACCCAGCGTTCGCCGGAGTGCACAACGATCTCGACGGGCGCGACGTGGCCGACGCGCACCCGATGAGCGCCATCCAAGGCCTCGTCGCAGCGCTCGCCGCCAAGGTCGGGATGATCTACACCGACTGGGGTCTGCACATCATCACGAACGATGTGTACCCGATCGCGGAGATCAACCCTGCGGTCAACTACTCGGCGTTCGACGTCGGCGGAGGCTTCGAGTTCTGGTCGATCCCGAGAACCGGTGTCACGGTCACATGGATTCACGACGAGATGGACCGCACGAAGACCGGCATCTTCGTCCTCGACGCCGACGCGGGAACGTGTGAACGTCACCCCGACTTCCTCACCGCCAGGTCGCTGCAGAACCAGGACATCTTCACGATCACGTCGCGGAACCGCCCCGACGGCGCGCCCGCGACCAGTCCGCCGTGGCGCCCGATCAACTCGAAGGTCCGCACCGAAGACGCTCTCTCGGTCGGAGCGCCCGGCGAAGAAGTAGATGTCCTGGCCGGAGTAGTCGAGTGGTGGGTCGACGAGGCGCTCGACACCGAGACGTTCAACGCGATCACCGGGTACCTGCAGTCTCAGATCGAGACCCTTCGCGTGAAGGTCGATGGCACCGCCCAAATCTTCGAACCTTCGATCTATCCCGGTGTCGGCCGTCCGCTCCTCATGGCCACTGACGGCGTCGATGGCACCGGCACCAAGGTGCGTCTGATCGAAGTCGCGTTGAGCGCGCCCGCCGCACCGGCTGTCGCTCCGCAGGTGGTCGACATCCCGGAAGGCTGGATTGACGCGGGGCTCGGCGAACTCAACATGTGGGAGTTCGCCGGGTTGCTCCTCGGCGGGTACGGAGCCGCGGCCGACCCGGACAACACGAACACCGTCGTCATCCCCGGCGGCCCGTTCGCTCAGGTCTACCGGCCGACGGTCAGCGGCAGCAATGTCACCTGGAATCCGGCCGATTCTCCGGCGGGCCGCACCATCGCACTGTTCGACTTCTCCGACGCGGCGGCAGAGGCATTCGGCTCTCTGTGGATCGGCGTGCGCACCAAGACCCGGTTCAAGACGATCGTTCCGAACATCGCCGACCTTCCCCATGAGATCGGTGACGGGCTCAGGATCAACACCGGCCATGAGCCGGAATGGGGTCCACACACTGCCGCTGGGGTCGACACGGACTCCACCGGGCTGACGGTCGTCACCGGCGACAACGTGCAAGAGCAGGTCGAGTCGATCGACGCTGCGCTCGCAGCAGCCAGCAGTGGCGGAGCACCGCCATGGCTGGTCAACATCGTCCCATGGGCCTCATGGGACGCGGCCACGACCGCCCCGACCCGCACCGCCGACTCGGCATCGTTCGGTGGTGGCTGGCTCGACATGCCGGTTTCGGGCGGTGCCGCGTCGATCGGTCGGACGGTGTCGTGGAAGGCCGTGTTGTCCGCTGGGACGTGGACGATCGACGCGCTCTCTACCGTCGGCGCCGCGCAGGGTGTCGCTGAGATCCTCATCGGCGGCGTCGTGGTCGGCACATGGGACCAGTACGCGGCGTCGACCACCCGGAACACGGTGGCGACGTTCTCCGGGATCTCCATTCCGACGACGGGGGTCTACACCCTCGCGGTCCGCGTGAAGTCGGCGGGCACCGGTGGCGGGTACACGCTCCGGGTGCAGAACCTCAGCCTCCGCCGCACCGCCTGACACCGCGTCGGCTGCGACGGCTCGCTACCCTTGCCAGAGCCGACCAACCAGGAGACACCGCGATGAAGCAGATGCACCCGGCCGAGATCTTCATCCGCAACCTGTTCCGGTGGGCGGGGTGGTCGTTGCCTCCGGCGCCGGTGCTTCCTCCTCGCCCGTGGCACCCCGACGGCGACGCCGCGTTCTCGGCGGTGCCTCAGCGCAAGGTCGAGAAGTCGGCCGCGCACATCGCCCACATGAAGGCCGCTTCGGGCCGGTTCGTGTTCGACTCGGGGTCGGCCGTGCCCGAGTCCGATGGGGTGATCCGTGGCATCCGCACCAATCTCGCCACCGACAAGGACCCCTCGTTCGTGGTGTCGCGCGACGCCGGGCCGTGGAAGCTGTGGGTGAAGACCGGGTACACCGCGCCGTACGGGCTGAAGGTGCGCATCCCCGCCGACGCGATCCCGCAGGGCTACCCGATGAAGAACTACGCCGACCACAAGATGCACATCGTCGACGTCGCGTCGAGGGTCGTGATCGAGATCCAGTTCTGCGAGGAGCTGACCGGGCTGTTCGGCCCCGGCCAGCAGGCGTACAGCTGCCACGGCGTGAAGGTCTACTCATTGGACGTGCCGTCGACCGACCCGACAGTGCTCGGTTCGTCAGCGGCGCGGATCCCGTTGGCCGAGACGTCGGGCAGGTTCGACGACCTGATGGGCCCGCGCCCGTTCGTGCGTGCCCTGACGCTCGGGTGTCCGGCGGCGCACAAGTCGGAGTTCGTCGCGCCAGCGACCGGGACCGATGGGCCTTCGTCTGACCCCGACGCGATCCGGATGGGCATGGTGCTCCGGCTGCACCCGGAGGACTACTCCGCGCTGATGGCGAAGTCGTCGACCGGCCCCCAGTCGCGCGCCGTGCTGCGCTGCCTGGCCGGACCAGGGCTCATCGTCGTGGACACATCGGCGAACACGACGTTCGGTGTCGAGCCCGACGCACGCTGGAACCCGAAGGATCTTGCGACCATCAAGGCCCTCACGCTCGACCAGTTCGACGTCTACCAGCACTGAGGGTCCCCCGAAGGAACCACCCGCTCTGACATGCTGTCGGACGTGACCCCTCCGAGGGGCGACCGGTAGACCCGAGCGGGTTGACCCCAGGAGACTCACATGGCACCCAGCACGATCGTCGAGGCGTTCAGCCTCACCCACGCCCAGATCCTCGACGGAGCGACCGCCTTCGGCTCGGTCGGCACCGGCGCCGGAGAGTGGGGCGACATCTACGGCGTCAACGACGCGTCGCTCGACCCCGACTCGGACAGCTACGACAACGAGGGTGACGACGCCGTCCTCTCGACGTGGAACTGGCTGAACAAGGCCGAGCTGACCGTCCAGGCTGGCTACCTGTCGTTCGCTCTGATCTCGAACCTGACCGGTCGCGCCATCAGCTCCTCGGGCACGGACGACTCGATCGTGTACGGCATGGACCTCTGGCACGAGGACGACTTCAACACGCCGCGCCGCCCGATGATCATCCGCATGCCGTCGAAGGACCACCTCGGCGCCGTCCGGTACCTCGACATCGGCCTGTACTCCGTGTCGTTCTCGCCGATCACGTTCGACGGCCCGACCTACAAGGACGGCCTGAAGATCAACTACGGCGGCCAGGCGCTGATGAGCACCGTCGACGAGCTGGGCGTCGCGTTCGCCGACGGCAAGAAGCGCATCGGCAAGCTCATCAGCAAGCCGATCAGCTGACCAACCGCAACACCAGGAGACAACCATGACTGACACGATCAGCGACACTCCCACCCCGGACACCGCGGAGGCGACGCCACCGGCGCCACCCTCCCCGCCGTCCGAGTCTGACCTCGGCGAGATCCTGCCCGACCCCGGGGCCCCGTTCCGCATCGGCGCGGCGGCCCCGGACGGCGGGGTCATGGTGCAGGTGAACCGGCTGAAGACCCGCGAGTTCCTCGCTCTGATGAAGTTCCTCACCGCCGGGCTCGCGCCCACGCTCGGCGACCTGGACTTCAGCCAGGACCCCGAGGAGATGGCCGGGGAGATGCTCGGGATGCTCATCATCGCGGTGCCCAACGCCGCCGACGAGTTCATCGACTTCGTCGGGGCCGTCACGGTGCCGGTCGGCAAGAGCCCCGAGGACGCCGCGAAGGCGAAGCGCGAGTTGGACAACCTCGACCCGGACGACCTGCTGGAGATCGCCGAGCGCGTCGTCACGCAGGAAGCGCCCGACATCCAACGGCTCATGGGAAAAGTCCAGGCGATGTGGGGCCGGATGCAGAAGGTCTACGCGAGGTCCCGGCCCGCTGGCTGAACCGGCCGTTCGCCGCGACGTTCGATCTGATCCTCTCCGAATACGCCGGGTACACCGACGAAACGATCCTCGACCTGACCCTCGGCCGTATTCACCAGATGCGGTCGGTGATCCTGGAGCGCCGCAAGGAAGAGCACCAGCGTGATCTCGAAGTGGAGGAGGTGAAACTTCAGCACATTTGCTCGGCGGTCCACGGGGCCGCGGGCTTCAAAGACGGGGTCAAGGCTGCGAGCAAGATCCAACTGTACGAACGGGAGAAGCGCATCATCATCCCGTCCATGGCAGAGGTGACGAGGATGTTCGGTGTCTGAAGTAGGTTCCGCGAGTTTCAAGGCGAAGGGCGAGTTCCGCTCCCTGTTCACGCAGGCGAAGCGGCTCGCCGCCGCCCTCCGTGACGTCGCCGATGCCCGCCGTGAAGCGTCCGGCGATGTCGAGTTGGGGATCGACGCGAAGGGCCTGAAGAAGCGGGTCAAGGCGGCCGTCGAGGACGCGTCGAAGGGTGTCCAGGCAGACATCGAGGTCGAGCCCGACGCGTCGAAGTTCGAACGCAAGCTGCGCGCCGGGGCGGAGAAGGCCTCCAAGCGGGTCAAGGCGAACGTCGACGTCGACCCGAACCTCGACAGGTTCGAGGAGCAGGTCGACCAGCAGACCCGCAAGAAGCGCAAGCCGATCGAGGTCCCGGTCGCCCCCGACACCGGCGGGTTCAACGAGAAGGTCAAGCAGGAGACGCAGAAGCGTCAGGCGCCGGTCGAGGTCCCGGTCGAGCCGAAGACCGATCGGTTCATGGCCAGCCTGACCCGGGCCGTGAAGGACTTCGAGCGGCGCGCCGAGTCGATCAAGATCTCGACCGTCGTCGATCAGACCGGCGTGACGGAGGGGCTGCGCAGGCTGCAGGTCGAGACGGCGTCGGGCAAGTACACCATCACGATCCCGGCGGATCTCGACGGTGACCATCTGGCGGCCGAGGTCGCGCGCCAAGTCAAGATCGCCGAGGCCCGCGCTGGGTCGATCGATGTCCCCGTCGACGCCAAGGACACGGGGCTGCGTCGCAAGGTCGGGCTGATGGCGCGGCTCGCCGGGGTGGGCCAGAAGATCAACGTCCCGGTCGACGCCGACACGACCCCGATCCGTGGTGCGTTCAAGGGGCTGGCCGCGTCGCTGAACATCGGCGCGCTGGGCTCCGCCATCGTGTCGCTCCTGAAGCTCCCTGCGATCGTCACCGGCGCGCAGCTGTTGTCGGGTGCCCTGTCGTCCGTCGGGTCGGCCGCGGTGGGCGCAGCGTCCGCCGTGGGCCCGCTGCTGGGCTTGCTGGCCACACTCCCGTCGCTGGCCGCCGGGATCGGTGGTGCGGTCGGTGCCGTGAAGCTGGCGTTCATGGGCGTCGGCGATGCCCTGAAGGCGTACACGAAGCAGCAGGACGGCGCCGGGAAGGCCGCCGCGTCGTCGGCCAAGTCCGATGCGGCGTCGGCGAAGCAGCGGCAGGCAGCGGCCCGCCAGGTGCAGAAGGCGCAGGAGGCGCTCGGTGACGCGCAGAAGCGGGCCGCCGAGCTGCAGGTTGCCGCCCAAGAGCGCGTTGTTTCGGCTCAGCGCGGCGTCGTCGACGCGATCCGCCGGGTGGCCACCGCCGAGCGCGGGCTGGCGTCGGCGCAGAAGTCGAGCCTCCGGGCCCAGCAGGCGCTCAACGATGCTCGCGCCGAAGCAGTCGAACAGCTGGAGGATCTGCGGCGCACCACCGCTCGGAACGCGCTCGACGAGGAGCGCGCCGTCCTCGACATCGCCGACGCCCGAGCCAACCTGGCGAAGGTCAACGCCGACCCCGAGTCGTCGCCCGAGGACCGCCAGCGCGCGGTCCTCGACCTGCGCGACGCCGAGCTGAACCTCCTCGACGTCCAGGACCGCCGGGCAGATGACCTGGCTGACCTGAACAAGGCGGAGAAGAAGGGGATCGAGAACGCCGACGGTGTGATCGCGGCGAAGGAAGGCATCGTCGATGCCGACCAGGCCGTCGCCGACGCTGCACTCGAAGTGCAGGATGCGAATCAGGGTGTGCTCGACGCGCAGGTCGAGTTGGCCAAGGCTCAGCAGGGCATCGCCGACGCGCAGGTCGAAGGCGCCCGGATGGTGCGCGACGCGCAAGAAGGCGTGGCCGACGCCATCCAGGCCGTCGCCGACGCCGCCGCGGACCTGGCGTCCGGCGGAGCGGGCGGGGTCGACGCGTTCGCCGAGGCCATGGCGAAGCTACCCCCCAGCGCGCAGGCGTTCGTCCGGTACCTGATCAGTCTGCAGCCGTTGCTCGAACGGCTGAAGACCATCGCCGCGGACAACCTGTTCCCGGGCCTCACCGTCGGCCTCAGCAACCTGATCACGCTGATGCCTATCGCGGAGCGGCTCACCGCCAGGTTCGCCAGCGCGGTCGGCGCCGCTGCGGCCGACATCTCGACGCTCGCGCTGGAGCCCCAGTTCCAGCGCGATCTCGAAGAGCTGGGCAACGCCGGTACCGACGCGCTGACCTCGGTCGCGCAGGGTGCGAAGGATCTGTTCCGCTCACTCGTCGGGGTCGGTGCCGAGGGCGGCAACCTGACGCGCTGGCTCGGCGACTACGTGAAGGGCCTGCTGCAGACGGAGTCGGCCAACCTCGACGCCGGTCGCGCCAGCGGCAAGATGGCCGAGTTCTTCAAGGAGACGCAGTTCGTCACGGGCTCGCTGCTCGACTCGCTCGTCGATCTGATCCACGTCATCATCGACGTCGGCGCCGAGGCCTACGACGTCATCGGCCGCGACCTCGTGACCCTCCTGAAGGAGGGCACCGCCCGGCTGCGCGAGTTCACCGGGAGCGTCGAGGGCAAGAACAAGATCCGCCAGTTCTTCGAGGACGCCAAGCCTGCCATCTGGGAGATGGGGCGGCTCGTCGGCGCGGTGGTCGAGATGTTCGCCCGCCTCGGTGCGAACAAGGATCTCGCCCCCCTCATCAAGCAGATCCGCGAGGATCTGTTGCCCGTCGTCGAGAAGTTGCTGTCCGGTGACAGCAGCGCGTTCGCCTCGTCGATCATCGACCTGGCCAAGTCCGTCGGCGAGCTGATCTCCGTGGCGGGCGGGCCGGGTGGGTCGCTGACCGTGTTCGTCGACACCATGGCGCAGATCGTCGAGACAGTCGCGTGGCTGGCCGAGCACGTGCCCGGGTTCTCGAACTTCGTGACCGTCCTGGCGATCCTCGCTGGCGTGTCGAAGGCCGTGCAGTTCACCGGGTTCATCACTGGCGGCACGCAGCTCGTCAAGATTTTCTCGAAGAAGAACGCCGACGGGGTGTCGGCTTTCTCGAAGGCCATGGAGCTGGCGGGCGGCGCGAGCAAGAAGGCCGGTCAGGGGATCAGCTCGGCGCTCGGGTTCATCGCGAAGGGGTTCGCCTCGGCGTCGCGCGCCATCGCCGCCAACCCGATCGCCGCCGCGATCCTGATCATCATCGCGGCCATCATCGTCCTCGCCTACGTCGTCTATCGGAACTGGGACACGATCGTCGAGACGTGGAACACAGCGCTCATCGCGCTCGGTCTGCTGTGGGGTAAGTACGGCCAGCCGATCGTCGACACCATCGTCGCCGCGTGGGACGTGCTGTTCGCCAAGACGAAGGAGGTCTGGGGCAAGATCAGCGACTTCCTGAAGGAGTGGTGGCCGACCGTCGTGGCCCTCATCGTCGGGGGACCCATCGGTGCACTCGTCGTCGCGATCGTCACCCACTGGGACGAGATCAAGGCGAAGACGTCCGAAATCTGGGAGTCGATCCGAGCCGTCATCGCCGAGAAGATCGATGCCATTCGGGCGACCGTCGAAGAGAAGATCGCCATCGTGCGGGGCCTGTGGGACGCCTTCCTGGCGTTCGTCGGCGCCAAGTGGGATGCAGCATGGCTGTGGGTCGAACAACGCATCCAGACGGCCGGTGCGATCATCAGCGGGATCGTCGCGTACATCGTCGGTTGGGTGCAGGGCCAGTGGGACTCGTTCCTGCAGTTCCTGTCGAACACCTGGAACGCGGCATGGACCTGGATCGTCGGGTCAGCATCGACCTTCGGTGAGCAGATCAAAGCGGCCATCGGCGATGCGCTCGGGTGGGTCCAGGATCGGTGGGACTCCGTGTGGGGCGGGCTCAGCAGCGGGTTCTCCGGGGTGTGGTCGACGCTGCAGCAGGCCACGCGCGACGGCATCAACGGGATCATCAGCATCCTGAACGGGCTGATCCGGGGTGCGAACTCGGTCATGTCGCGGCTGCCAGGCGGCATCCAGATCAGCGAGATCAGCACCCGGTTCGCCGAAGGTGGCGAGGTGCCCGGTCGTGGCCAGGGCGACACCGTGCCCGCCATGCTCACGCCGAAGGAGTACGTCAACACCGTCGACACCGTGCGCCGCGAGGGCGTCGGTGCGTTCCACGCGCTCAACCGCGGCATGGCCACCATCACCCCGATCGACCAGGCGCGCCGCAAGAAGTACGCGAAGGGCGGCCAGGTCGGCCGGGCTCGCGGTACCCAGCGGTTCGCCAAGGGCGGCGTCGTCAAGGACGTCCTGTCGCTCCCCGTCGACATCGCGAAGGGCTCCGCGGCAGGGGCCACCTCGGCGCTCGTGAAGTCGGCGTGGTCGGCGGCGAAGGCAGCGGCCACCACCGCGCTGGACCAGATCCCGGCTCGGGACAAGATCCCCGGCGCGGTCGGAGCGGCATCGGGCGCCCGCATCCTGCAGCAGGTCGACAAGTACATCTCGGAGCAGACGGTCAACCTCGACCGTGCCGCCGTGCAGGCCGCGGTCGACATCGCGAAGCTCGCAGCGCAGGCGAAGAACGCAGCATCGATCGTCGTCCGGCATCAGGGTGGCGGCGTCGGGATCAACCCGTCGACCGACGTGCTCGCGCTGCTACAGCGCGGCGAAGGTGTCATGTCGGCCAAGGCGGTCGGGGCCGCCGAGCAGAAGCTGTCGACCGGCGGCGCGACCCGCAGCCCCGTTGGCAACTCGACGAACCACACCGTCATCAACATCGAGATCAACAACCCGGTCGGCGAGACGTCGGAGCAGTCGCTGCACCGGTCGCTCCAGAAGCTCGCCGTGCACGGCGTGCTGCCCGACCTCGGAGAGACAGCATGATCGAGACGTGGACCGTCGACGGGACCCTCCTGAACCGGATGGCCTACAACATCGAGACGTTCACCGGGCGCTCGTCGACACCGCCGGTGCGCGGCGACAACGTGCGGATCCCGTACCGCGAGGGGTCGTTGTGGCAGCCGAAGATGTTCGACGAGAACAAGGTGCTCCTGTCGATGTTCATCCTCGGGTGCAACCCCGACGGAACGATGCCGACCACCCACTCGCGGCGCGCCCAGTTCAACAAGAACCTGGAGCAGCTGCAGAAGCTGTTCGCTGTGCGGCACCGCGAGCTGTCGATCGTGAAGGTGAAGGACATGCCCGACGGGCCGCTCACCCTCACAGGGAGCGCCGGGTGCGACGAGACGACCGACCCGACCACCATGGCCGGGGGCACACGCGGTGTGATGACGGCGACGCTCACGATGGCCGACCCGTTCTGGTACGCACCGACCGCGACACACATCGTGACGTCGGCCGGACTGACCGCGGAGAACTCCGGGACGACCATCGCGAAGGACATGACCATCACGCTGACGGGTCCTCTGCTGAACCCGGCGCTGACGAACACGACCCTCGGGATCGCGCTCCGGTACTCCGGTGAGCTGACCGGCGGCCAGACCGTCGTTCTCGACACGGACGCCTTCACCGCGGTGGAGGGAACCTCGAACCGGATCGGGAACGTGACACACTCCGGGTCGGACCGGTGGATGGCGTTGCTCGACGGCGCCAACGAGATGACGCTGACCAACTGGCAAGGCGGGTCGGTCGGCGCCGGTACCGCGACCATCTCGTACAACCCACCCCACTTCAACTGAGGGAGGCCCAATGGCCGGACTGAAGACCACCGACGCGAATTCGATCCTCGACGGACTGCTCACGGGCACGATGTACCTGGCGCTCTACACCGTCGCGCCGACCGCGACGGCTGCTGGCACCGAGGTCACCGGCGGGTCGTACGCACGCCAGCCGATCACGTTCTCCAGCGCGTCCAGTGGCGTGAAGGCCTCGTCCAACGGCCAGACGTTCCCCGCTGCGACGGCGACATGGGGGACGGTCGTCGCGTGGGCGATCTGCACCGCCAGCACCGGCGGATCCCAGAAGGCGTTCCGGGCCATCACGAGCGTCGTCATCAACTCGGGCGATCAGGTGGCAGCGTCGTCCGGCGCCATCAGCGCGACCCTGTCCTAGGTCCCGTGTGATCCCGATCAGCGGTTCCGTCGATGCGCAGTTCGCCACCTCTGGCGACCTGTCGATCATCGCGAAGATCCCCGCTTCGTCCGCTCAGTTCCAGTTCGGCACGAGCGGATCCATCGCCAAGCGCGTCGAGATCGGCGGCGCCGCTGAGATGACCTTCAACACGACCGGCACCGACAAGCTCGTGCGCCGCGAGTTGCTTGTCGGTGCCGGGATCGAAGCGCAGGTCTACGATCTCGCCGATCCGAACGGGCCGATGCTCGGCGTGCTGAAGTACGTCGACCTGAAGTTCGAGGACGTCCTCTCCGACACCGGCTCCGCGACGATCACCCTCGACTACGCGTGGATCGGGCATCCGTGGCTCCTGAAGGACAACGTCGTCCGGTTCCTCGTTGAGGGTGTCGAGCGGTTCGCGGTCTTCATCGAAGACGTCATCGAAGTGCCCGTCGAGGAGTCCGAGAAGAAGTCGATCCAGATCATCGGCCGTGGGACCGGCAAGGTGCTGGAGTGGGCGGCCGTCGCCCCGGCCAACTTCCCAGTGTCGACCACCACGAAGCGCATCTGGAACGGCACGTCGCGCGGGCAGGCGCTGTACGACCTGTTCGAGGAGTTCAAAGCCCGCGGTGTCACTCCGTACGCGACGCGGGATTCGTGGGATCGGATCAGCTCCTCGAACGGCACGCCGTGGTCGACGTTGGTGGACCTGGAGTTCGACGCCGGTGGCTCGTACTTGGAGCTGCTGCAGTCGTGGGTCGACTTCGGGCTGGAGTGGCACATGGACTCGCGGTTCGGGCTCGCGCTCGCCCCCGAGATCAGCCGCGACCTGACCGGCATCGTCCGGCTGTACCCGGCGAACACCATCACCGGCATCACCAACACCACCACCCGCCGCGAGTTGCGCACCCGGCTGCTGACCGAGGACGGCTCCGGCAACGTCGTGGCCATCAGCGACCCGACCGCTCTGGACGAGTGGGGTGTGCGCGAGCAGTACGTCGTGTTCTCCGACGCGCTCGGCGAAGCGACCAGCACCGCGTCGGGCTACGCGCTGATGAACCTGATCAAGAACCAGATCATCGAGCGCGCCGTGAAGATCAACCCGCTCGTCCCGGGCCGTCGCCCGTTCGTCGACTTCGACATCGGCGACCTCGTCGGCGTCGTCATCGGAGGGACTGCGTTCGCGTTCCGGGTGTTGGCCATCGCCATGGCCGTCGACGAGAACGGCAAGCTCACCGCCGAGATCACTCTCGACTACCTGCTCGAAGCCCAGCGGAAGCGCCGCGCTGCGCTGCTCAACGCCAGCAGCGCCGGTGGTGGCACCAGTTCCGGACCGCAGATGGTCTACAAGGTCGACGGCCCCTTCCGGGCGTCACCTTCATCGTCGATCGTGTGCACCATGTCGATCGAGGCGTTCACGCCGACCTACGGCAAGATGGGCTACACGTTGCGCGGCGTCGCGTCGGACCCGATGACGGTCACGGTCGACTTCATCTACGACGGCATCACCGTGAAGTCCTTCCCTCAGCAGATCCCCGCCCCGGGGCTCGACACCGTCGAGATCTCGTGGCTGTGGCTGGGCATTCCGCAGGGCTCGAAGCAGGTCTGGCTCAGGGTGACAACGTCGACCGGGACGTTCGATGTCGGCGCCCAAGACGCTCAGCTGTGGGTCGAAGCGAAGGGGATCGCGGGGGCGACCCTCAACGGTGGCAACATCACCGTCGACGACATCGTGCCCGGCGGCAAGGCCACCGATCTCGTGACCGTGACGGAGTCGGTCGAGTTCTCCGACCTCGGCCTCCCCTTCACAGAGATCGGCGAGACGGTCACGACCACCCCGTATCCGTCGGTGACGGACACGGTAGGCCCTGATCTTGACGGGGCCATCGTCCTCGGGGTCGACGCTCCGGTTCTGCTTGCTGCAGAAGACGGCTACACCACCGCGACTCCTTCGTTCACGTCGACCGGTACCGAGACGATCACCGGCAACGTCGCCGGGGTCGCGAACGGCGCGTTCTACCGTTTCGATCTGCCCTCCGGGATCGACCTCTCAGGGGTGGTCATCACCGACGCCTACCTGACGCTCGTCAGCACGCTCACATCCGCGGTGCTGGCCCGCACCCGGCTCACTCTCGCTGACGAAGCGGACCCGGCGGCGCCCACATCACGGGCCGACTTCACCGGGCGCGCCCGGGTCGGCGGATCCGCGTCGTGGGAGTCGGCGATGACCTCGGGAACCACCTATCGCACACCGTCGCTGGCCACGATGGTGCAGAGTCTCGTCGACTCGTACGGCGATCTCGAAGCCATCCTCGTGTTCCACGAGAACGACGCCAGCCCCACGAACGGTCAGATGCGGTTCCGCTCGAAGGAAAACCCTCTGAGCACCCCACCGGTCCTCACGATCCAGTACATCATCCCGTAGCTTGGAGCACGCCATGACCGTCCTCGACAGCCCACTACGCGCCGAAGTGCTCCTGGAGTTGTTCGACGCCGACACCGGCCGCAAGGTCGCCGACTCTGGCGGTGAGAACTACATCTCTCCCGCCGGACTCGCCTTCGCCAGATGGAAGACGCGCGACGCCTACATGAACGGGATGTCGACCATCGGCAACCAGGACACAGCCCCGGGCGACCCGTTCCGCCAGGTGTACCTCAGCGACAGCGGCGCCACGATCGACACCGGATCGGACCATCCGGAAGGCGCCGTGATCGGCTGGGCCGACAAGACGGCTTATTCGGGTTCGGACCCCTACAGGGGTGGTCCGAACGTGACCGAATGCGAAGCGGACCTCGACCGGGCAAAGTGGGTGTTCGACTGGTCGACGAGCGCTGCGATTGGGACGATCAAGTCGGTCGGCTGGTGCTACAGCATCCGAGCGCCGGGCGGCACCTACCTGCCGTCGTTCAGCACCGACCCGGATGACACCACTCCGCTCAATGGGTCGAGCATGGCCAGCACGCTGATGCCATCGGGGCTCGTGTACCGCGGCACCACGGGCACCACGCAACCGAAGTTGATCGACCCCGTCACCCTGGCCAACGCTGGAGACTTCGGGCCGACACCAGTTCAGGTCAACGCTGGCATGGTCGGGATCAAGGGCGCCGCCCACGACGGGGTATCGATGTACGTGGTCGGCGCCGCGGCTGCTGCCACCATCTGGAAGTTCCCGTTGCCGACCGGAACCGGGGCCGTCACGGCCACATCGATCACCGTTCCAGGGGCCACGAACCTCCAGGGCATCGCGTACGACGGAACGATGCTCTGGGTGGCCGACAAGGGCACCGGCAAGATGTTCCGAGTCGACAAGACGACCGGTGCCATCGACCGTCAGTTCTCGATCAGCACCGACGGAGTCTGCTCCGTTTCCTTCAACCCGGCCAGGAACACGCTCCTGCTCACCGACGGCGTCTCTAGCCCCGTGACGCTCGGTTCCTACTTCACCGAGTTCGACCTCGACGGCAATGTCGTTGGGCGGATCGTCCCGCCAGCCAGCGCGGGTGTGCCGACCACCTACAACATCGTGCCGCTCGGCGGAACCGCGTACCTGTTCGACTACTACAACGGCTCGTTCACTCGGCTGGAGCGCAACGACGTCAAGGTCGGAAGCAGGATCTTGCTGCCATCCCCGGTGACGAAGTCGTCGCTCCAGACGATGAAGCTCACCTACACGTTCACGTACTCCTGAGCCGATGCTGTGGCTCGCGATCGTCTTCGGGTGGACCCCCTCGGCCGCCACTGTCACCGCGTGGATGCCTGCGCTGGTCTGCCTCGTGGGAGCTGGAGTCACACTGAAAGGGCGACGAGACGAGACGCGGTCGAAGACCGCGGCGGAGACGGCGGCTGCGCAGGCGAACAACGCCGCAGAGCGGACCAAGGCGAAGGCCCGGGACTCGGAGATGGCACTCCGCACGATGCAGCAGCTGCTCGACTCGGAGCGCCGCGAGAAGCAGGCGATGATCGACCAGTACCAGGAGGAGGTCGGCTCCTACCGTGCGGAGCTGATCTCGGTGCGGAACGCGTACCGCTCGTGTGAAGGGCGGTGCGACGAGGTACTGACGCTGAACAGGCAGCTCCAAGACCGGATCGCCGATCTCGAACGTCATACCGAAGGACCATCATGAACAGGCCTCGCCCTCTCCACCGACTCGGCAAGATGTTCGACTGGACCGGTGACCTGCTGGCCAGGATGTTCCACCACCCATCGGTGTGGCTGGAACAGAAGCTGTCGCGGTATCCGCACATCTTCCAGACCGCCCGGGCAGCGTGCTGGGTGATCGGCGCGACGATCGTCGTGGCGTCGGTGATCCAGATCCAGCTCATCGGGATCGGCAAGAGCGAAGAGCGGTTGGCCACCTCGGAGGAGAACCAAGAGATCCTCCGCGAGGTGCGCGACCTGGCCGAGGTCGCGGCGGACGTCACCGGGCCCGACGCCGTCCAGCAGCAGGCTGACTACTTCGCGAAGATCCTCGCGGTGGCCGACTGCAACAACGCCGAGCGGTTCAACCAGTTCATCCGCGGGCTGGAGCAAGAGGGTCTACTCGTGCCCGGGCGGATTGTGCTCAACTGTCCGTGATCGACGGAGGTACCGATGGCGACCGCAACCGACGTGGTAGGGCAGGCGCTGACGAAGCGAGGACGCCCGTACGTGTGGGGCGCCAAGGGCCCCGAGCAGTTCGACTGCTCCGGGCTGACGTGGTGGTCGTGCCGCCAGGAGGGCATCGAGCTGCCCCACGGTGCGCAGAACCAGCGTGACTACCTCCGGCGCGCCGGGCTCCTGATCCCGGTGGCCGACGCGCTGCGCCAGGTGAGCATCTTGTTCCGCATCGACGAGGGCCCATCGAACGACCACGTCGCGTTCTCGCTGGGCAACGGGTCGACCATGGAAGCCCACTCGAAGGCGAAGGGCTGCAACATCTTCTCGGCGACTGTCGGCCGCCGGTGGACCCACGCCGCGCTGATCCCCGGCACGACCGCTACCCCCGAGGCCCCCGCCGCGCCGGTGCCCGGCCCGGTCGACCTCGCTGCCATCGCGTTCCTGCTCAGCGTCGCGAAGAAGCGGATCTACCGGTTCGGTGACGTCGACCCCGGCGTGAAGTTCATCCAGGCGGGCATCAACAACCTCGACGCGTCACGCAACCTGGCCGTCGACGGCGCGTTCGGGCCCGACACCTGGAAGGCCATCGTCGACCTGCAGCGGTGGTTCGGGCTGAACATGGACGGCATCGTCGGCCCGCAGACGTGGGGCATCCTGTACCCGTGAGGAGCGACCGGTGAAGAAGATCCCGAAGAAGTGGCTCGACCTGCTGAAGGGCCTCGCCCGCACCGGCGTGCCCGTCGGCGTCGCCGCGGCCGTCACGTGGCTGCGAGCGCGCGGCATCATCGTCCCCGAGTGGGGCGGCCAGTACGCCATCCCGGTCGCGTCGGGCATCGCGTACTGGCTGATCGTCCGGCTCGGCGAGATCAAGCTGTCGCCGAGGTGGGGTGTCCTGCTGCTGGCCATCGGCCAACCGGTGTACGAGACGGCCGCTCAGGCGCTCGACCCGACCACGAAGGCGGAGCTGATCGAGGTGCCCGCCACGTCCGCAACCCCCCGCGCAACCCCCCGCGTGTCGGTGTCCGGATCCGGGCCCGACGCGCAGGGCCTCGCCTCTGTTCTGGCGCCAGGTGACGACCCGAACGCCCTTGATCCAGAAGGCCCGCAGGCCCCCGGCGAACTCCCCGCGTGGGCAATTCCGCACGATCAGTAGCGCCCGCTGAGCGGTCCGCGATATACCTTCGCCCACGGGATCGAGGGTCCTGTACCTGGCTAGTAGCGGTCCCCCTGGCCTCCGGGGTAGGGTGACCGTCGAGGTGCTCCGTGAGGTCACTTCTCGTACCCAGCCAGGTACGCCCACGAGCCGTCACTCCTTCGGGGGTGGCGGCTCGTCTCGTTCCCCGGTAGGCGTCTCTCCGAATGCATGCGGCGAGTCCAGGCAGATCAGCACCCGCGGCCACAGGGGACGCCGGGTCCCGCCTGGCGTGCCCTCCCACGAGCATCGGAGCGTCGAGCCCCCCGGACCCCCCTGCATTGGTGGGGTTCTCCATCATCGATGGAAGGGCTCCCTCTGGGAGCCCGAACCACCGCGACGGTGGAGGTAGAGAGTGACGCGCGCGGTACCCCGAGCGACTCAACTATTGACACGTGTGGTAAGATGGTGGTGCGGTCGAGTTCTGGCCGCGACCTGGCTGACATCGATACGAGGAGACGCTCATGCAGTTCACCGTCACCATCCAGACCCGAGGAGGGTCGATGGAGTTCCACCGGCACGGCGAGTCCGCGGCCGGTACCACCGCCCGGCACTTCCGGGCGCTCGGCTACCCGACCGTCGTGACCGACGTGCACGGCACCCCGGTCGACATTCCGGTCGCGCCGTTCACCCCGGCCGAGCAGGCCCACTACGACCAGATGGCCGCCGCCGCCCAGCACGAGGAGGTGAACGCGTGACGAACCCACTGATCTACCCGGCGCTGTTCGCCGCCTTCGGGCTGCTGCTCGTTGCCGGTGACCTCGTGCTGGCCGCCGCCCAGCGCCGAGCCAGCACCCGCCGCCGGGCCGCACGTCGTGCGCATCCGTCTCGGGTGGGTGCACGATGATCGACCTCCTCCAGCCACCGGAGCTGCACCGCATCACCGAGCGCGACGGCGGCCCCGACCTCGATGACCTCGTCAACGTGATCCGCTACCTGCGCGAGAACGGCGTCCAGGTCGTGACGGGGACGATGGCCCGACGGATCGGTCACGAGTCCTACAACCGGCTCCACCTGTCGTGGTACCCGGGTGACGCTTGGATGCGCCAGTTCCGACTGAACGAGGCGATCCCCGCTGAGGTCGACGAGGCCAGCAGCGCGGTGTTCGTCGGCCCGGACGGCACCGTGTACGACGAGAACCGGGAGGCGCTGTGATGGACTGGCCGACCACCACCCGTGAGTTCGCCCGGATCTTCGGCCCGCATCAGCAGCGCGCGACCGTCCCCCGCGGGATCTCCGGTCAGAACTTCATGACCCCGGACCTGCTCGGCTTCGTCGCGGCGTCCACCGGCGAGGTCGTCGAGGTCTCCACCGGCACCGGGTTCTCCGGTGAACGGATCTTCGGCGTCACGTTCGCCAGGCTCGAAGGCGGCCGGGTCGATCCCCGGGACACCGCGCTGTGGTCGCTGACCGAGGTCGCCGAACTGCTCGGCATCGACGCTCGGGAGGCGCTGTGAGCCGCGCCCAACACTCCATCACGCCGAACGAGCGAGGTCAGTACCCGGTGTGGTGCGATCCGTGCGACATGTCCGGCGAGTTCCCGTCGATCGAGATGGCCATCCAGGCGCGCCGCGAGCACCTGTGCGTCGGTGAGGTCCCTTCGGCTTCATGGCCCGGTTGGGCCCACGCTGGGATTCCGTCGTGAAGCCGTTTCGGCTCGAAGCCGACATGGAGCACGACGGCTACGCCGTGGTCGACCGGGAGCGCGACGAGATCGCCGGGTGGGTCTGCCGATCATCCGTGATCCGGTCCGCACCCTCCGGACGGATGACTTCCCGGGAGGTAACCGTCTGGGTCGTGCGCGACCATCGCGACGAGCCATGCCCTGCACTGCTCAGCGACACCCGCGCCGACGCTGCGGAGTCGGTCTGGACTGAGTGGCTGTCACACCTGGCGGCCGAAGACGTCGCCGTGGACAGCAATCTTGGACTCGAAGCGATCCCTATGCTGGACGCCGTGGATGGTGACGGTGACCTGATCGCCCAGTTCGGGGATCTCGGGTGACCGCGGTCGAGTTCGCTGAGATCGTCCGGCAGGAGACGACCGCTGCGCGCCGCAGAGACGTGCACGTGTCGATCGGGTTCCGTGTCGACCCGACGGCCGAGCACCGGTCCGCCCGGCGCGGCACGAACGGGTCGTCGTGGATCGTGACGCTGCCCGCGGTCAAGGACCGCGACGAGGACTCCGTCCGCAAGGATGTGCGCGACGGCATCGAGTACGCCGCCCGTCAGCCCGTCGTGTTCCTGTGCGCACGAGGTGCCCGGTGACCGACACCGTCGACGACGACGCGTATCTCCGGGAACGCCAGATCAGGGTCGAGTCGCTGTTCCGCCAGGTGGTGGACGAACTCGACGAGTGCGACATCGAAGTAGTCCACGAGCTGAAGGTCAGGATCGCGGCGTCGAAGCCGATGACGGCCTGCCCGCCCGGGGTCACCGAGATGTGGTGGACCGAACTCCGTAGGCTGGTCGGTGGACCGGTCATGCGGAAACGACTGTGGTCGGTACTCATCGACCAGGAAGCGAGACGATCCAGATGACCGACGAAGTGCGCAGGGTGAGCCCCGGCTACGAGATCCGCCGCGACGACGGCGGGCTCACCGCACGCGAGCGCCAGGTCATCGGCCTTCTCCACGAGGGCAAGACGCAGATCTCGATCGCTGAGGAGATGGGCCTGACCCGCCAGCGCGTGTCCGCGATCGCGAAGTCCGCACGAGCGAAGATCGCCGCCACCTAACTATTGACACGCGCTGAGGGCTCGCCGTAGCGTGAGTCCCGTAGTACCTGGCTGAACAACCGAGGAGTCCCATGACCACCATGTCCGATCACGCCATCGCGCTGCTGTCGCCGAACGACCAGCGCACCATCCTGGCGGCGCCCGTCCTACGCAGCTTGCTGCCCGCATCGACCACGGTCACCGTCGGTGTGTGCGAGGAGTTCACCTACCCGTTCCTCGGCATCAAGCTGACCTCGCCGCTCGTCGACGACGGCGTGTACGAGGAGTGGCTGACCATCACCATCACGGAGGACACCACCTACGGGATCGAGGCGCACTCCGACTGCGTGTTCGTCGCGGCGTCGGAGAACGACCCGCTGAAGATGGCCGAGCTGTTCCTCGGGCTGATCCGCAGCCACCTGTTCGAGGTCGAGTCGCGGCGGGCCCGGTACTGCACCGGGTCGGTCGACGACCACGACGTGCTCCGCCACAACGTCGACGACGGCGCCTGCCCCATCCACCCCGACGCGGAGCTGGACCAGTGAGAGGCCGCCTCGGTCGTCGACAGCTGGACGTCCTGCGTGCAGCTGAGAGCGGAAGAGCATCTACCGGCCATGCTGGTCGCGGAAGGATGCTCGTCTACGGAGCCAGCGAGGTCTATGAATCTGACGTCTTGGATTCGCTGCTCGATCGAGGCCTCGTGGATCTCGTAGACGACGGCAAGCTCGTCAACGGTCACAAGGTGGTTCTGACAGAACAGGGACGCAAGGCCATGACAGATCTGAGGGGATCAGCGTGACGGAGTGCAACGGGTGTGGCCAGTGCTGCTCGCCTGTCGTGTTGCCGTACACGCGGGAGCAGGCACAGATGCTGCCGCCGTGGGAACGCCAGAAGATGTTCACCGACCGCGAGTGGCGCTGGCTCATGGACGACCTCGTCCCCATCGGCCGCCCCGAAGGCTTGGCCCGCGCGCCGTACCTGACTACCGGCAAGACGACGGTCATGGTCGACGGCACCGGCGAGGTCGTCCTGTGGTCGAACTTCTACAGGTGCCGCCATTACGACGAAACCTCCCACCGGTGCGGTTCGTACGAGGACCGCCCCGAGGTCTGCGCGGACTTCCCGTGGTACGGCGCCGGTCCTGACCCGTCGAAGGCGCTGCCTCCGGCGTGCTCGTTCAACGGTGACGTCGGCCGCCCGGTCGCCGTCGAGATCAGCTGACTGTCTCACCCCACCCGTACGATTGTCTTACACCTGGCTCCGAGGAGGATCCCACCCATGACCGACGACATCGCCCCGCCCGACCCATCACCTGAGCAGGAACCACCGCGCGTCGACGAAGACCCCGACGCGCTGGTCGAGGTGCCGACCAACTGGGAGTTCATCGGCGAACCCCCGACTGTCGAAGCGGTCGAGCTGCTGCTCACGTCGCTCGACGACCAGTGGGGCGTCCCCCCTGTCGCGTTCAAGGACTTCGTGCAGGCGCTCCCGACCCGCAAGAAGGTCAAGGTCGAGAGGGAGGTCGGCACCGGCGAGCGGCGCCGGGTGCAGAGCGTCGAGGAGTGGGTCGACGTGTGGACCCTCTACATGTCGGTCGCTGGGCGCATCGCCATGCTGAACGCCTGCGCCGAGGTGAACCACTGGCGCGTCGACTTGGGCCCGTCGCTGACCGGCGTCAACGACCTGCCCATCGGCTTCATCGAGCACGGCCACACCAACGAGGAGTTCCTCGTCTACCGCGAGGAGTGCACCATTTTCGTGGTCGGCTCTAGCACCGGCGACCAGGGCACCCCGCTCGGCACGAAGACCGGCACCGCGTGGGTCAAGGCGCGTGGCGGCCAGCAGGCGGCCGGGTCGAACCCGTACGAGAAGGTGGAGACGTCCGCCCGCGGCCGTGCGATCGGTGGCTGGGGCATCGGCATCCTCCCGGGCTCCGGTGTCGCGTCGGTCGAGGAGATGATGAACCGCACCAACCTGACGCCGTCGCAGAACCAGACGCCGTCCGGCCCGCGCAAGTCCCGCGAGGCGATGATCGAAGAGGCGCAGGGGCTCGTCGAGAAGGTGCGTGACCTGCGCGACGACGACCACGCGACGTCGCAGGAGAAGCTCATCGAGTTCGCCCACCGGGTCTACAAGCACGACGTGTCGACCGGCGGCGACGAGCCCGAGGTCGACTGGTCGAAGTGGCGCGACGGCCAGTTGCCCCTCCTGATCCAGACGCTCGACGAGACGCGCCGCAAGCTGCTCGGCGACGACGCACCTGTCTAACTATTGACACCGGGGGAACCCGCCCCCATGATGGCTGGGGTCGGGCTCCCGCCCGGCGCACCTGGCTGAACACCACGAGAGGACCATCCATGACCACCACCCTGACCACCCGCAACGCGACGCTCGCCGACCTGGCGCTCATGCTCACCGAGCAGAACTCCCGCAAGGTCGACATCGTCGCCCCCGCCAGCAAGATCCGCTCCGAGCGCGGCGTCATCATCGTCGAGGGCACCGACGCCGAGATCACCGCCGATGGTGTCACGACGCTCGACGGCCGCTACGTGCCGACGTCGATCTTCGACGAGGGCATCGCCGACAAGCTCGGGATGCCGCTGGCGTACGTCCGCAAGCTGCGCGCCACCCGCCCCGACCTGTACGACGCCAACGTCAACGGCTGGCTGCACGGCGCGCCGCAGTTCATCACCGGCACCGAGATCGACGCCGACACCCGGTCCTTCATGCTCCGCTGCTTCAAAAGCGACGACGGCGACGGCATCGGCCGGGCGTTCCTGTCGGACTCGTACAAGGTCATCGACCACCTCGACGCTCTGACCGCGGCGCTGGACGGCGTGAAGCAGACCGGCACCGAGATCGAGATCGACGGGTGCGACCTCACCGACCGCCGCATGTACCTGCGCATCAAGGCCCCCGCCGTCCAGGCGCTCGCGCCGACGCTGCTCGCCGGATACCGGTCGCCGTTCTCCGGCAAGTCCGGCGCCGACAACCCGACGGTGTTCGCCGGGTTCGTCATCAGCAACTCCGAGACGGGTGGCGGCGCCTTCACCATCACACCCCGCCTGATCGTCGAGGTCTGCTCGAACGGCATGAAGCTCACGAAGGACGCCGTGCGCGCCGTGCACCTCGGTGAGCGCCAGGACGAGGGCGTCATCCGCTGGTCCGAGGAGACGCAGCGCAAGACGCTGGAGCTGATCACCCTGAAGGCCCGCGACGCGGTCACCACGTTCCTCGACGTCGCCTACATGGAGCGGGTCATCCGCGACATGGAGGCCGCCGCCGGGCACCCCATCTCCGACGCAGCGAAGGTCATCGAGTCGGTCGGCAAGAAGCTCTTCACGCAGGAGCAGACCGCCGGGATCCTCGACCACTTCATCAAGGGCGGCCAGCTCACCGCCGGTGGCGTCATGCACGCCGTCACCTCGTACGCCCAGACCGTCGACGACGCTGACGTCGCCGACGAGCTGGAGGCCAACGGCATCCGGGCGATGGAACTCGCCGCTGCCTCAGCCTGACGTTCTCCCGGCCGCCGCCCGTGATGGGGTGGCGGTGGCCGGGCAACCGGCCCACCGCGGGTGCCTCATCCACCCTTCCTCTCCCATGCCCGCGGTGGGCCCCTACCTCGCCAGGAGTCTGCCATGGCCATGCATCCGCCACACACCATCCCGCCGCTGGTCATCGAGCGCGACACCACCCGCCGCGACCGTGTCCTGAAGGCCCTGGAGTACGCCGCCCAGCACCAGCAACTCCGGTTCCAGTCGATCGACGAGCCTGCTCGTGACGGCTGGGTCGACGGGTACCTGCTGTGCCACCCGGGCATCGGTGGCAGCGAAGGGCTCCGCCGGGTGCGCGAGCTGCGCGCCGCCGACCAGCCGATCGAGGTGCGCCCCCACCCTGTGCACGGCCGCACCACCCGCCAGTACCGCATCCGCCGACCCGGGACCCTGTTCTGATGGCCAACGACCACGGCATCCGTGTCCCCGAAGTCGCCGACGAGTTGGGCGCCCGCCACCTGTCCCAGTGGGTGGTCCGAGAGATCGAGCTGCTCACCCCGTCGTGCGGGATCGAATCGCCCGGGTGCGGCCGACCGCACCGGCTGACCGACGCGCAGGTCGTCACGCTCGCTGCGCTCGTCGCGTGCTTCACCGGCGAGTTCGCACTCCAGGCACCCATGCGTCTCGCGCTCTACACGTCGGTGCACTCGGCGGCCACCATCGGTGCCCCAGCGGTGATGATGAGCGGCGGCTACGGACTGTCGCTGACGTACTACCTCGACCTCGACCTGCCCGACCGCATCCGAAAGGCTCAGACCCCATGATCCTCACGTACGCTCCCCTGACCACGTGGCCAGGAGAACTCACTCAGCACCGCGAGGAGCCCCGCTTCCGGTCCGACTGGGACAGCACACTCCGCCTGCTGGGCGACGAGGTCGACAAGTTGGTGTACCCGCCGCACGGCGACCGTCACGCCGTCGCGACGATGCACCTCCCGACGGACGCCCGGTTCATCCGCAAGGACGGCACGGGCCTGCTGGCCGGGGTCGAGTTCTACCACCCGGGGTGCATGCTCACGGTCCGCGACGCCGAAGGCCGCGAGCTGAAGTTCCCGTCCGACCGGTACGCCCGCACGTGGGGCCAGCGCCAGCCGTGGCGCGACAACGCCCACGCGATCGCGCTGACCCTGAAGCACCTGCGCGACCTCGAACGGTGGGGCGTGGCCAGCGAGTCGAAGCAGTACGCCGGGTTCCGGGCGATGCTCGGCTCCGGGATCGCGGTCGGCCAGGCTGAGGATCAGATGACCCCGGCCGAAGCTGCCGCCTACCTGGCCGAGGCGTCCGACGGGTTCAAGCTGCCCGCCGAGATCCAGTCGTCGGCCACCGTCGCCGACGAGACGTACCGGGTGGCCGCGCACCTGCACCACCCCGACAAGCCCACGGGCAACTCGATCGTGTTCGCGAAGGCGGGCAAGGCGATCGCCGTGCTACGGAAGGAGAACCGACGATGAACAGGGTCGAGGTCAGCGGGGGTGTCACGAGGGACCCCGAGCTGCGCTACACCGACGGCGGTGCCGCGGTGATGAACCTCCAGCTCGCGGTGAACGGCGCCCGCTACGACAGCGACACCCGAACGCAGGTGGTCGACACCACCTACGTGACGGTCGAGCTGTGGGGCTCGCTCGCCGAGGACACCGCTGAGCAGGAACTGTCGAAGGGCTGCGAAGTCCACGTGCTCGGCACCCTCACGCAGCAGGAACGCGTGAAGCGCGACGGCACGAAGGAGTCGAAGACCCGTGTTCGTGGCATGGTGGTCAACGTGGTCCGGCGCCGCTCGGGTACCGCAGCGAAGGCCTCGGTCGTCACACCATCCACCCCTCGGGTGAAGCCGCCCAGGTCGTCCGGTCCGCCCCCGCACACCGAACCACCACCCGGGTACGCCGCCGACGAAGAGCCGTTCTGAGCGTGGCGTCCCGCTCGTACTACACCATCCGCCACGTGCCGATCATCGGCCTGACCATCGTCACACGCCGCGCCAGCTTCGACGGGCTACTCACCGTCGACGGCCGCCGCTTCTTCTGGGGTGACCACGGCCGACGTGAGGCCATCCGCTACGTCTACGGGAGACGATGATGCTCATCCCCAACGGGCCCAAAGGCTCCGACGCCGAAGGGTTCCCCACGCTGTACCCGTCGAGGCTCCGTGCCTACGGCGCCGCCCCACCCCACGATCGGTACCGCGGGTGCCCCGCCCAGTACCGCGCCCGCTACGTCGACTGCGTGTGCGGCCACCCCCGCGCCGACCACCACGACGGCGCCGACGCGTGTGTCCACGCCGACGACCCCCGCGAAGGATGCCTCTGCCTCCGGTGGCGGACGGCGGTCGTCGACGTCGTCGAGCCCAACGCACCCCGCGAGTTCGGCGGCGCGATCCACGACGCCCTGTTCCACATGGAAGAGCACGCCGTCGGCCCCGAAGAGGCGCTCCAAGCTGTCTGGGAACCATCGCTCGACGCAGACAGCTACCAGGACGCCGTCGAAGTGCTCGACTCGTACCTGGCCCGCGGCGGCCCGATGGCCAAGTACGGCACCCTCGCCGTCGAGATCGAACTCGTCGCGCCGCTGTACGTCGACGAGGACTTCGGCCCGGTGTACGCCGGTGGCATCATCGACTGGCTCGGCGTCGACGTCAACGAGACGCAGATCATCCACATGGTCGACTACAAGTCGAACGCCCGGCCGCTCGACCCCGACGAGGTCCGGAAGGATCTCCAGATGCGGGAGTACGACTGGCTGATCCATCAGTGCTGGGCCGCGCTCGGCCTGCCCGGCCGCCCGCACACCGTCGCCCACATGGACGGCATCAGGTGGAACGACGTCGAGGTCCGCTACACCGACGGCGATCGCGCCGCCTGGCAGGAGTGGGCCATCGCGGTCGCGCGCCGCATCCTGCGCGACGACCGTGGCGCACCCCAGCTGACCACCGGGTGCCGGTGGTGTCCCGTCCGGCTCGACTGCCCCGCCTACCTCGACCTGCCCGGCGTAGCCCAGTCCATCGCGGCGCGCTCCACCGTCACGTCGCTCGACGACCTGTGGGCCTGGCGGAAGAAGGCCGACGAGGCCCGCAAGGTGCTGGAGGAAGGCGTCAAGGACGTCGACCGGGTGTTCCGCGAGCGCGTCATCGACGAAGGCCCAGTCTCCATGGACGGCCAGGTGTGGCGCGAGGAGGACGACCTGAAGGACACGCTCGACATGGAACAGCTCCACGACGTGCTCGGCGACGCCCTCTTCTACGACATCGCCAACGCCACGAAGAAGGACGTCGAACAGATCGCCCGTGCGCACCCCGACAAGAAGGCCGCGATCATGGACTGCTACACGAAGCTGATCACTGGCAAGAAGGTCACGAGGAAGAAGGCGAAATGACCACCGACGAGTCCGTCGAACAAGGCTGCTGGAACGCCGTCGGATGCGGGGTGCTCGTGTTCGTCGCGCTGCTGACGATGGCCGGGTGTGTGTGGGCCCTCGGCCTGCTCCTGTCGGCCATCAGGGCCCTGCCATGACCGAGCCCCTGTTCGTGTCTGACGCCGACCCGATCGACGCCGCCCTCGGCGAGCTGCGCCAGATCCCCCGCTACCCCTTCGCCGACGAGATCGACCGGCCGTTCGTCCGCCGGTTCGTCGAGGACCATCCCACCCTGGACGTCGCCCTGGAGATCCGCAAGTGGGCCGCCTGGCTCACCGAGCACCCCGAGATCACCCGGCCCAAGCGGAAGAAGACGAACTACCGTGCCCGACTCCTCACGTGGATCACCCGAGCCTCCACCTATCACGGCGCGACATCTGGTCGAACGGGTCCAGCGACTAGCGCAGCGAGCCCCGAGGCCTACGGCGCCACCTCCGAGGCGCTGGAGCGATGGTGATCTCCGTGCCGAACTCATGCGCCGCGGTGTCCCCGAGAAGTACGCCGACGCCGAATGGGCCAAGTGCCGGGTCCGCGCACCGCTCCGCGAGTACATCGACGCACTCCCCCGGAACGTCGCCGACGGGCGCGGCCTGCTGCTGCTCGGCTCGGTTGGCACCGGCAAGTCGTCGTCCGCTGGGCTGCTGTGCCAGGCGGCCATCCGTGCCGAGATCGGCTTCCGGTGGTGGTACGTGCCCGACCTCATCCCCCGGCTCGCTGACCGCCAACACGGCGAGTACGTCGCGAAGCAGTGCATCAGCACACCGCTCCTCGTGTGGGACGACTTCGGTGTGCAAGGCCTCCGCGACTGGCAACTCGGGCTCCTCGACCGCGTCGTCGAAGGCCGGTACCGGAGGAACCGTCCGATGGTCGTGACGACCAACCTGACCCGCAAGGCGCTCGAAGACCCGTCGCTCGCACGCATGAACGACCGGTGGTCCGAACGCCGGTTCGTGCTCACGATCGCCGGAGAATCCATGCGACGAGACTGGAGAGACGATGGCTGACGACGACCCCATGGACGACGAGGAACTGACCGAGCTACGGCTCGCTCACCACGAGAAGCGAGCCACCGGCACCTGTGACGCCACCGGCGCGCCGTGGCCATGCGAGACGTCTCAGCTGATCGAGCGTCTCGACGCTGCTGTAGCCCGAGTCGCAGAACCACCCCGAAGGATGTCCTACGAGGAACTCGAAGCACTGCCCGATCTCGCCGTGGTCCTCGACAGCGAGGGCAACGCCTATCAGAAGCGCACGCCGGACGGCCAGAAGCTGGGTCGTTGGTTCTCTCCGGCGATCGACGGCTCGGTCCCGACGAAGTGGATGACTGCCGACCTGCTGACGCTGCTCGGTCCGGTCCCCGCTGCTGCTCCCTCTACCCCAGCACCGACCGAGGAGGTCGAATCGTGAGGAATCAACGCAAGGTGTTGCCGCCGTCCAACCCTCCAGCAAGAGATCGAGACGACACCCCGCCACCGCCACCGCCAGAGGACCACGACCGGTGTCCGGACATTGAGTTCCTGAACCTGCATACCGCCATCGACCTTCTCGACGGCTGGGGTGTCGAGGTCACGGGGCTGGACGGGTGGACGGCCGTCGGGATCTTCCGTCGGGTGACCGAGCGGGGTGATGAGTTGGACGTCTCGCCGCTGTGGTCGAAGGACGACATCTACCTGATCGAGATCGTCGACACGTTGACGGATGAACTCATCACGAGGACCGATATCCGCAATCTACGAAAGGTGAAGTGCTTGTGACTGATGAACTGTTGGGTGCCGACACACGACCCGGAGTGGTGGAGGCAGCGGCTGACGCCCTCACCAACTGCTGGCATCTCGCCGCCCCAGAAGCGGCGGAGCTGATGGTTGAACTACTGGCCGACGCCGGGTACGTGATTGTGCCTGCGGTTGAGCTGCTGGACCCAGACGACAGCGAGACGTGTCCGTGTCCGTCCTGCGTCCATTACAGGGAGGTCAACGCCGTGCTCGCCGCTGCTGCCCCCTCTACCCCAGCACCGGAGACAGAGCGATGAGCGACGAGTCCGTGTTCCTCAGCCTGCCGTCTGCCGGTGCGATCGCCCAGTGGTTCACCGAAGAGCACAGTGCTGGACGGTTCCAGAACCCCGGTGGTGACGCCACCCTGCTGTCCGATGACCCGCACTGCACGGTGTGGCTGATGGCGATGGTCGATCACGACGACCAGGAGTTCTACCTGCTCGACATCGCAACGACCCTCGACGAGTCCACAACCCACGATCTCCTGTTCGTCACCGCCGGACTGAATGAGCGGCTCGCCTGCGAGTGGCGGATGAAGCCGACACCGGCACAGCCGTGGGGCCGAGATGGCCTCGACTGGTTCGCTGACCGCATCGAGTTCTGGGAAGAGACCCTCGCCGCCTCTGCTCCCTCTACCCCAGCACCGGAGACACCGGGACTGACGCTCGACCCCGAGGACGAAGCTCTGATCGGTGAGGCGTTCGACTCCGACCCCGACGTCAGACGCCGCCGCTCGGATGCAGCACCGGAGACACCGGCAACGTGCCCGACATGCCGAGGACTCGACCGCTACGGCCGATGCCCCGACTGCTTCAGTGCCGTCGCTGCTCCTGAGTCGGGAGACGTGCTGTGAGCGGCGGCGAGTTCATCCGTGAGATGCGGTTCCGGGCGATCCTCTCGCAAGCAGCGCTCGCCGAGGCTGTCGGAGTCGGCACGCCGCACATCTCGAAGATCGAAACTGGGGCCGAGCGACCGTCTGTGGAGCTGTGCTACGCGATCGCCGAGGTGCTCCCATGTGACGGTGAGCGGCTGGCAGCGATGTTCGGCTACCTGCCCGAGTGGGCCGACCGAGCGCTACGCGAGCACCCGATGCTCGCGCTCCTCATGCTAGCCAAGACCGCCCAGTCCGTCGGGCTGCCCAGCGTGAACAGGCAGGACGTGTTCCGCCAGGCGATCTGCGATCTCGACGGCGTCTGCGTGGCTGAGGGGTGCAGCGAGGCGGGGCGACCGCTGATGTGTCCTGACCACTGGCGCGCTACACCGAAGCTCGTTCGGGAGGCGTGGTGGGACGCCACAGCTGCTCTCGTGTCCGCTGCTGCTCCTGAATCGGGAGACGTGCTGTGAGCGGCCGACCTCCGATGGTGGGTGGCCGCGAGATCACCGATTCGATGGCCCGTGAGCACGCCGCGCACCTGGCCGAGATCGACCGTGCACCGAACCCGAACTGCCCGGTGTGCACCCGCGCCAAGGAGCTGGCCACCACCGATCGGGCATCGTCCTACGATGACGAGTAGGGTTCCGTGACCTGGCTGACGAGGAGATTCCGATGGTGAAGCACGCGAAGAGCGACGGTCCTTGGCGGCTCGAATGCATCCTGAAGCGCGGCTCGTTCTGCCGGGCGTGCGGCTCGACGAAGCACTTCGAGATGGACCACATCTGGCCGAAGGGCCAAGGCGGCCCGTCCGTCGTCGAGAACGGGCTCGCGCTGTGCGGCGCGTGGGGCGACTGCCAAGCGCACGCGCTGAAGACCGCGGGCAGCATCCAGATCCACCGCGAGTGGCTCGACGACGATCAGATCGAGTGGCTCGAACAGGTCGGGTGGGTCGCATGGGCCCCCGCCGACGGCGCCGTCACAGGCCGCGGGTGGCGCCACTTCGCACCGATCGACCCCGCCACCGGGATCACCCGCCCACCGCGCGAAGGCGAGACGCTGATCCAGGGCCGCAGCATCGACACGATCATGATCGACACAACGACCGCAACAGCAACACAGGAGGAGCCACCCATGGCACCGGATGATGAAGGAACCGACTTCCCCACGGACGAGGACGGCTTCGCCGACCCCGCCCTCGCCGCCGTCCCCGACCCGGACGACGACGATGACGGCACCCTGCCCGAAGACGACCTCGCCGGTGCCGCCGGTGACGCCCTCGACGAGGTCGGGGAGGTCACTCAGGACCACCTCGAAGGGACCGACTACGCCAAGACGAAGTTCGTCGGCATGGCGTACGAGTCGCCCGAGCGGCCCGGCCTGAAGGACGAGGTCCAGTACGTGATCCGCGGCACCTGTGTGGGCCACGAGGAACAGGTCATGGCCGACGGCGACATCCGCCAGGTCGCGAAGATCAAGGTCACGTCCGTCGAGCGGACCTTCGACTGATCGCACCGTCCGGCCCTGCTTCCCCCAGGACGGGGCCGGACGCTGTGTTCCACGTGGAACCATGACCACACGACTCACCCTCCGCCACGCCGGGCGCGCGTTCCTCGACCGCCGCGGCTTCGAGTGCCGCTGGTTCGGCATCTACCTGCACCGCATCGACGCGCCTGACCCGGGCCGCGACCTGCACGACCACCCATGGCCGTTCGTCAGCATCATCCTGCGCGGTGGCTACGAGGAGAAGTACGCCGACACCCGCGAGGCGCCGTTCCTCGCGCTGGCCGCCGAGCAGAACGAACGCTGCGTCGGGCCCGACCGTGCGACCTGCCGCCGCGGGTTCCGCACCGGCTGGGCCGTCGGCTCGATCCACCGCATGCCGCTCACGATGTGTCACCGCATCGTGGCGGTCCACCCCGGCACGATGACGCTCGTGCTGCGTGGCCGCAAGTCCCGGCAGTGGGGCTTCTACCAGCCGATCGGGTGGGTCAGCCATCGCCGCTACGACTACCAGACCCGCCGACCCGTGGACGTGACCCGTGACCAGCCAGACTGACGTCGACCTCGACGCCATCCGGAAGAAGTTCCCCGCCAAGTTCTCCCCGTCGATCATCGAAGCGATCGCCCGCGAGCTACGCCAGCGGCTGATCCGGGGTACCACGATCCTCGACCAGTACGCCGGGATCGGCGGCGGCGCCGTGCTCGCCGAGATGACCGACAACGAGTGGGTCGGGTCGGAGATCGAGCCCGAGTTCGCCGCGTGCCATCCGGCCATCCTGTGCGGCGACTCCCGGCGCATGTCGGAGCGACCCGAGCTGGCCAAGTACCGCGGGAAGATCGGCGTCGCAGCGACTTCACCGGACTACGGGAACCGGTTCGCTGACCAGTACCTCGGCAGCGACGACGAGAAGTGTCGGGCCTGCATGGGCCTCTGTGGCGCCACCGACGAGGACGGTGCGGAACTGCGCCAGCTTGGAGAACGCGGCGAACGCCGCGCGGGACATGAGAATGC